TCATTCGTCATCCTCAGTGGATAGGTGTTGTGTCGCTTCGAGCTGTACTCGTTGCGCGAGGTCGGGTGGGGGGAGTTCTCCGTGAGTGTCCCAGGCTGGCGGTTGTCCGTTGAGGGCTTCGGCGTTCTCGGCCTGGAAGCGTTCACGGTCGAAGTCGATGCCGTGCTGGGAGAGCGCCCAGTAGGCGAGGTCTACCTCGGACAGGATAGTGGGCGTGAGCTGTCCATCGCGGGTGACGACTGTGGGCACGGTGTTGGTCTGGTCGATGGGTTCGATCATGTACGGCTCTTGGTAGCCGAGGTAGCCGACGGCGCAGTCGGCGAGATGGTAGGAGGCATCGTGGGGTTGGGGCGGGGCGATGAGGTCTGTGTACTTCCACCTGTCGGCGAGGGGTATGTTGCACAGGTCGGTGATGGAGTCTTCGATGGTGCCGTTGATCGGCCAGGCCTGTAGGTCCAGCTGGTCGCTGGTGGCGGGGTCGTTGCGGACGACGGCGAGTGTGCAGCCAGTGAGGCGCGGGTAGGAGCCTGCCGTTGAGGCGGTGGAGAGGCGCGAGTGGACGACGACGACGCTGCCGGTGGTGAACCAGGCGGCGGCGCGTTTCTCTTCGACGGTGGCCGGGCGGAACGTGTCGAGCTCGCGGGTGACTCCCTGCCAGAGCACGTAGTCGATGTCCCTGTAGGTCGCGTTCGTCGTGTCGATGTCGATGTCGGGGTTGTTGAGCTGCCAGAGGAGGAGCGCGAGCGGCTGGAAGATGCGTCGGTTCTTCACGTGCGCGACCGGGGGCGTGATGAGCGCTCGCGGGGTGGGGGTGGTGCGGGCCCAGTGGGCGAGACCGCTCATGTAGGCGGTGACGGTCTGCGCGTCGGTGAGCTTCGGCTCCGTGGAGACAGTGATCGTCGTCGTGTCTCCCTCGCGGGTGAGGGTGGCGCGCTTGTGGGGTCGCTTCTCAGCGTGGAGTAGGGTCTCCCACTGCTTCTTGTAGGGGAGTGCCTGTCGGGCTTGGGTCTGTGGATTCGTCATCGGCGAGCCTCATTTCGGAGCTTCTGGGCGAACATGTACTGGTCGTTCGAGTTGCCGCCGGTGCCGGTGATGAGTGCGGCGACGTAGGCGAGTGTGGGTGCGTCGAGTGCGTGGAGTTCATCGTGGATGCGGGCCTTCGAGAACTGCATGACGTAGGCGAGGGTCTGCTGGAGTGCTTCGATGTCTGGCGAGGATGTGGGGGGTACGCCGTTGGTCGCTGCTTTGAGCTGGGCGATGAACTCGGAGTCGAAGTAGTCCTCGAGGCTCCCGGTGCCGGTGTCGCGGGCGACGGCTCGGTCGAGGGTGCGGGCTGCGGCTGCGAGAGAATCGGGGGTGTCGGTGGTGATGAGGGTGAGGAAGTTCTTCCCGAGGCGAGCTTCGACTTCGCGCAGTCCTTTTTCGACTTCGATGCGCACGGTTGTCTCTTTGCGGTTGAGGTGCTTGCCGATCTCCTCGTAGCTCATGCCTTTATGGGCGAGCGCCCCATCGGGAGTGCCGGGGATACGGAGCCGGATTGCCTGCGGGTAGAGGCGGGTTTGCCGGTAGGACGCTCCCCTGATGTAGACGACGGTGCGGTTGATGAGGGTTTGCGCGTCGGCGGACAGGGTATGCGCGTTTGAGACAAGCCTCGTTAGTTGCGTGTAGAACCTCGCCACAATGCTCTCCTTCTGGCCCCTGATTGAGGGGGGTGATCGTCGATGTGGGAAAAACCATCGTTTTTTGTCCACGCGCTTTTGCTGGCGGCGTTTTGGGCCTCCTGGAAGGGTTCACCGCCGGTTTGGAGGTGCGCGTGGACGTAAAACGATGCCTGAAACCATCATTTCACGATCAACAATTTTCATCACTTCGAGCGGTCGGAGGGTCGCAGATTGAGGGGGAGACGGGGCACTGCGGGCGCGTCTGGGGAGGGTGCGTGAGGGCTGTTGGCCTGACGGGACGGGAAGCGAAAGTGGGGTGTTTTATCGGGGTTTGTCCAGTTATGCCACCCTGGGGCGCTTGCCGTCGTAATCTACCACTCACCCGTGCGGAACCATGGTAGCGTCGTGCGTATCCCCACTATTGCCAGTAGGAACTCGCCCTAGTAGTACCTAGATGTCCGCTAGTGCACCCCTGAACTATGTCTAGTGCAACCATGATCTAGGCATGGTTAACCTGGATGTCGATAGGTGCAACCTCTATCTCTGATATTGCGTGTGGACCTAGCCTCTGGTAGTACCAAGAACTAGCTCTAGTAGTACCAAGATGTACGCAGGGTTAACTTGGATGTCGATAGGGTTAACCTGTATCTCGACAGGTACAACCACTATCTACGTTTTCTCGCGCTTATCTAGGCATAGGTACAACCTCTATCTGCGCAGGTATAACCTCTATCGCTACAGGTGCAACTCTGATCTAGGTCAGATGCAACCTTTATCTTCAATTTTGCGTGCGGACCTAGGGGCTAGTAGTACCAAGAACCAGGTAGGTGCAACCCGGATGCCGGGATGGTCAACCTAGATACTGATGAGGGCGTACCTGGATGTGGGCCTAGTGCTACGCGGATGTGGCGCTAGGTGCACTTCCTTCCCTGTGTGAGCATAAGGATCGGCCCCTCGCTCGCGGTTATGAGCTGAGGGGCCGACTTGTTGGAGTGGAAGGTTCTAGCGTGAGCACTCCGTGGCGTGGGAGTAGATCTTCGCGAGGTCGTCGGGTGCGACGTTGGCGAGCGAGTGTGTGTCTCGGATCTGGGAGATGGCTACAGGGTCGAGGTCGCTCCATGACTTCTCAACCATGCACTGTGTGGCGGTGGCCGTGTACTCGCCGAGGCCGACGATGCCGTCGGGCACGTAGGAGCTGGTCCATGGGTGCCAGAGGGTCACGAGGTAGATGACGGCGGCTGCTAGGAGGATGGAGAGGATCGACTGGACGATGCCGCGGGTTTTGTACGCCATGCGGAATGGCGTGAAGATGATGAACACGGCTGGGGCCTTTCAGTTGTTGCGCACGGTGTAGCGCAGGGGGTGGTGGTCGTGGATGAGGACGGGGCGGGCGAGGGCTTCCTTGAGGCGCTGGTGTGCGTTGTTGAGTTCTTGGAAGGCGTGGGGGTCGCCGCCCCTGTCGGGGTGGAGGGTTCGAGCTCGGGTGCGGAATGCTCGGTTGAGGTCGGCGAGGGTCGCTGTGGAGGTCACGCCGAGGAGCTTGAGGTCGTGGGGGTTGGGGCGGGGGGTCATGCTTGCTCCTTGTTCTTCATCTGCTGGCGGTAGTTGGCGATGCCGCCGCCGATCATGGAGGCGAGGCTTCGCACGCCCCTGGAGGCGACGTTGGCGGCTCCCATGGCGAGGGTGCCGGTGAGGCCTGCGGTGATGCGCCAGGTCTTGCTCAGGCCTCCGAGGTCGGTGCGTTGCCAGGTCTTGCGCGTGTAGTCGCTGGCGTTGCGTTGGCCTGTGGAGAGGATGTGCGTGGCGGCGGACATGGCGCGCTGCATTTCGTCGTAGCGTCGCACGCCTGATGGTGTGCCGTTGATGGTGCTCCAGGTCTGGCGGTCGAACTCTTCGCCTTCGATGCTGATGTGCTGGAGGAGCGGCATGTCAGCGAAGAGCTGGGAGATTGACGAGTCCGGCTTGTAGCCGAGGTCGGGGCAGACGTAGGAGCAATAGAAGTCCCAGGAGTCGAAGGACAGTCGGCGCAGGTTGGGCATCTCCCGTAGGACGGTCCAGTTCATGATGGGCGCGATGTTGGAGGACCGGATCGCGTCGGTCATGTACGGGGGGATGACTTGGTTGTTGCGCCAGTCGTCGGTTACCTGGGTGCGGTATGCGACTCCGTTCATGATGATGGTTTCGCCGACGACTCCGACGCGCTTGACGCGAGCCCAGGTGCCGGCCCATTCGTTCATGTCGGCGTAGAGCGCTGCTTGCACTGCGTCGGGGGTCATCTCCGTGGGGGTGATGGTGCGGGGGGTGCTGGTGTTGAACTCGTAGCCGCCGCCGGTGGTGGGTCGCACGGGGCTGGTGGAGTAGTCCCATGTGGGTGCGGGTGCGTCTGGTTCGTCGGGCATGGCCATGCGGTCGGCGTTGGGGTCGGTGGTGTCGTCCATGTCGGGGACGATGGGGGCCGGGGGCATGGGGGGTGGCGGGGGGACAGGTGGGATCGGCGCAGCGGGTGTGGCGACGGTCGGGGGTTGGGGGATCGCTGTGTGTGCGTCTTGGGTGTCGCTGGCGGCGCGCTCGGCGGCTGGGTTATCGTCGTCGCCGGTGAGGCCGCTCATGTCCCACTCTTCTGCGTCGCTGCCCGCGAGCGCGAAGCCGCTGTTGGTGTCTTCTGACTCGAAGGCCTGGGGGTAGACGTGACGGAATAGAGTGACGGACTGGGGATCGTACTCGTAGCCCTGGAAGACGTTGTAGATGTCCTCGACGGAGGCGATCCACTGCGGGCGCAGGTCGGACACCCATTCTTGCCAGGTGCCCTCGTAGCCGAGTTTGCGGACGGTGAGGTTCGCTGCGTCGGAGAGCTTCTGGAGGGTGGCCGCGGCTTGCTCGCGGGTGACTCCGGCTTTCGCGAGGTAGCCCTCGAAGCCGAGGGATGGGTCGAGCTCGCCGGTGTCGGTGGATACGTCGCGTCGGACTGCTTCTACGTCCACGCCTGCGCTCTTCATGTAGGAGATGGAGTTGTTCCAGCAGTAGCCGTCTTCGCTGCCGTCGGCGAAGAGGAGGCCGGGACGCAGGTAGGTGGCGGTGCGGGCAACAGACTCGTCGCCGTTCATGATCTTGTGGATGTTGTCGCCACTGAATCCGGGGACGTAGGCGAAGCATCGCATGGTGGAGGAGAGCTTGTCGGAGGCGTAGGAGCCGGGGGTGAGCTGGTTCAGGTAGTTGCGTCCAGGGTGATGGCCGATGAATACGTCGGTCTTGCCGATGGAAGCGTAGCTGTAGATGAAGTTGTCGGCCTCCTTGAAGGGGATCGGGATGTTCTTCGTGCTGGCGTTGAGGGGTTTGCCGGCGGGGAAGAACTGGCCGATGTCGGTGACGGGGTTGACGGGATCCTGGCCGATCATGAAGACGCGGGAGCGTTTGGCTTCGGCGTTGTTGAAGCCTGCGTTGCGCAGTTGGGATAGTTTCTCGAAGGAGCGGCGCATCATGAAGTACATGCTGGTAAACCACAGTTCGCCTGGGTTCACGTCCTGCTTGGGCTTCTTCTTGTCATCGAAGCCGGACTGCTCCCACGCGGCCCACTCGGACTCGTAGTTCGTGTAGCACATGTGGCCTTGCATGTTGGACTGGAAGAACGTCTGGATCTGCTGGTTTGTGTTACTGATTTCATCGAACACGATGCAAATACCGTCTTTTCCGCCTAGTTGTTCCGCGATTTCGGGGCTGATTGTGCGGGCTGCGAGCATTCCGAGCGCGAGGATCATGTATCGCAGGTAGACGACGGTGCCGAGGGTGCCCGTGTAGCCGGGAGCCCACGCGAGGTTGTTCTTGTTCAGGTACTCGGGGATGTGGGCGCGGGCTTCGAGCTCGGCGACCTTTGCTGCCGTGTACTGCATGAACATGTCCGTGCCCTCTTCGGGGTTGCTGGCGATGTTCGAGCCGTTGATGACGAAAGCGTCGGGGTTGATCGACAGGAGCAGGGATGCCATGTCAGGCTTGTTGTCACCCAGGCCCGGTGCAATGCCGGCGATGAGGTGCATCGCGAGGATCGTCTGCGTGGTCAAGCCCTTACCGGATCGAGAGCCCGCGAAGATGCCGTGGCTGGTGTGATCGTTGAACTGCCTGATCTCCTTGCCGGTGGTCACTACGTCATCGTCAAGGCCGATGCCGAGGATCATGTTGTTGGCGCTGGGCTTGCGTCCCTGGCGTTGCATCGCGTCGAGAATCTTGCCTGCCCACACGGGTGAGGCGTTGGCGAGCACCTTGTCCATGTCGTGCCGGAACTCCCAAAAGATCCCCTCGTTGATGGGGTCGTAGTTCTGGGCTGTGGTGCCGCCTGCGAAGCCGAGGGCTTCGACAATGGCGCGCTCGACGATGTTCTCACTGAAGCCTTCGTAGGGGGTGAGGACTCGGACCTTGACCTTAACGGGGATGTTGCTCGGGGAGTTGTCGTAGGCGGAGACGAGGACGCACGTCGTCATGGCCTTGTAGATGCTCTCGAGCGCGCCGACGACCTTGGTCATCATGGAGGGGTCATGGTAGGCGAGGCCGTTGTCGGCTTCGCTCTTGAGGAGGGCGCGGACGACGGCGGTGAGCATGGCTTGCAGGCTCTTCTTGACTTCGCGTTCGCGGTAGGTCTCCCAGGAGGATGCGTCGCTGTGGCGGGGGTAGAGGTCTTGCGCGCCGTCGTTGGACTCTCGTCCAAAGGCATACTCGAGCATCTTGTAGGGGAAGTAGAAGCGTGTGCCGTTGGGGTAGGTGTTGCCCTGGCGGTCCTTCCCGTTAATCAGGATCTCGGCGATCTCGTTGATGTTTCTCGTCGGCATGGGGGTCAAGTGCTGCGCTGCTTGGACCTGTTCCCAGAGGCGCAGGAGGACGAGGTTGTGGGTGCGCTGGTAGGCGCGCCCGTCGGAGGAGAGGGCCATGAGTCGGCCCTGGCCTTCTTCATCGCAGGTGAGGACACCAGCGGGCTGGAGGACGCTGTAGCCGGACTTGAAGATGCGGTCGTACTCGTCAAGGATGCTTTCGGCGCGGGCGACAATCTGGCCTTGGTAGAAGGTCATGGCCTCTTCGGGCACGTTGTCGCCGGTGGTTTCGCCGTTGAGGGCTGCGAGTACCTTGTCGATGGTGATGTCGCGGGTGATCTTCTCGAAGCCGAGGCTCGTGCGCGCATCCTGGGGGAGGGAGGCGAGGTAGAGGGCGGCTGAGCGTTCGTCGCTGGCAGCGTCAAGGAGGACGCCGCGGCTTTGCGAGTTGACCTTGGAAGCGAGAGCCTTGTGGTTGGCGAGGGTTGGCCACCAGTCTGGCTGCGCGTCGAGGGCAGTGAGGTCACGGCACTGAGAGGCCATAGCCGCCGTGTAGGGCTCGCCTTTTTCGAGGCTGGCTTTGAGGAGAGCCAGGATCTTGGTGTGGTGGGGGCTGGTCTCGAAGTCGCGGAGACGATCAGCGAGGTCGTCGCCGGGGGCGTCCTCGTCTAGCGCGGGGATGCGGGCGGGCGCGTCCGTGTCGGTGTCGTCGCGCATCTGCTCGCGCTCGGGGGCCTTGAGGGAGGACAGGTAGGTCTCGAGGGTGCCGCCGATCTGGTCGGAGGCGTACACGTTGGGGGCGAGCTGGTAGGACTCGACGACCTGCGCGAAGGGGCGCAGTTGCGTGTAGTGGCCGTGGGTGGCGAAGTCGGTGGCCAGAGCGAGGCGCGCGCCTTCGGGTGCGTCGGGGATGAGGGGGCGGGGGTCGCCTTTCGCGCCGGAATGGGCCGACATATAGGCTTCACGTTCGAGGCGCAGGCTCCGGGCGATCTGCTCGATGGGCGGCATGATGTCGTCGGGGATCTGGTAGTAGCCGCCAAGGCGCACGCCTTCACTGAACATGCTTTCGACGTTGACTCCCTCGAACATGCTGGCGGGGGCGACGATGGCTTCGAGTGCGCCGAACTGCTTATGGGAGAGGGCACGCAGCGGAGACTTCGACGTGGAGGAAGGTTTCGCGGCGGCGCGCGTAAGCTCGCCCTTCGTTTTGCCGTGACGTTCCACGTACACGCCGTCATGGGCGATGACGAGGGTCTTGACCGTGTTGGGGGTCCACGTCCCGTAGTCGGTGCCGTCGCCGTCGGTGATGTAGTGGCCTCCGAGGGCCTTGATGGTGTCGTCGTAGGTGGTCACGAGGACTCTACCTTTCCGTTGCGGTCGCAGGTGTTCAGTGTGTGAGTGTTAGTGCTGGCGGGATGGTGCCCGTAATACGAGGGCACCCCCACCCATCGAGCGCTTGTCTCGCTAGTTGCGTCACCTGGTGGCAATAGGTGGCGTTCTCAGCGAGGGGCGTATCGGGGTGAGGGTGCGGCCTGTGGGGGACTGGGGTCACCAGTCGGAGCCACCTCCAGCGGAAGCGGTAGCGATGTCGCTGCGACCTTCGGCGCGGATTTTGCTGCGCTCGACTGCGCGACCGACCTTGTAGCCGATGAAGGCGGGAACGCCAATGACGGCGATGATGGCGAGGATTGTGAGGGCCAAGTGCATGATGGGTCCTTTGCTTGGTTGGGGTTAGGCTACGACGAGTGCCGCGGCCTTCTCGATGCGGTCGGGGCGGAACCCGCCCCAGGTCTCCAGGATAGCGCCGTCCCCACCTCGGACTGCGACGACAGGCGCTTGCTGGTAGCCGAGGCCCTTGATGAGGTTGAGGGAGTCCTCGTCCTTGGTGACATCAATGGACTCGTGGGCCACCCCCATCTTCTTGAGCTTGCGATAGGTGGCATCGCACTGGGGGCAGCGGGGCTTGGAGTAGACGGTGATCGACATGAGTGGTTCCTTCCTACCCCACGGTGGGGGCTTGGGTTTGGTCTTCTGGGTTACGAGTATCCACCGAGGGGAGCGCCAGGAGTGTAACGGCGCACCCAAGAGCGGACATGTGCCCATCATGCCACACAAATCCAGACGCGCACGAACTAGACAGACCATACCCAGTGAAAGCACCTCGAAACCGTAAACGTTCCACAGGCGCATATGCTGATATGTCACATTCAAGCGAGGGGTGAGTTCAGGATACGAACTCGGGTTCGCTCGCCTCGAGCACCCTCCAGAAGGGTGTGGACCCCAGTTCGCAAAGCGGAATTGGCCGAGTTCGCAACTGGGAACCGAATACAATAGAAAGATAAAACTCAAAGAAAGATACCCCCTCTATCCCCCCATGAAGCCAATCCGAGGCTGTGCCGTCGCTGTGGCTGGGCTGGGTAGCGCAGCCGCTACGCGACTGCGGAGACAGAGACACAGCGAGATGGATTTGACTTTCAGACGAAAAACGCGCAGACTTGCACTCACAGCAACCCAGACTGCGAAAGGACACCCCCGACATGGACATCGACCGCATCACCCGATGGGGAATCATGCTCAGTGCTTCCTCCTACAAGCGCAAGTTCCCAAGGCCCCTGCGTACAGGAGAGCAGCAGGCACTCTTCGAGCTCATGGAGCTGTCGCGAGCAAACCAGAAGCTCGTCAACCTCCCGCCTCGAGACACCCCGGTGTCAAGCTCAGACCTGCGTCCGTGCAAGATCCGCTTTTTCCAATCCATGCTCACGAAGCTGGTGGAAAAGGGCATCATTTTCCGCGTGAACATCGGATACAAGGGCAACAAGAATCTCCCCCGGTACCGCTACTTCGTCGATTGGGAGGATCTTCTCACCCCGGAGACGATCAGCCTCCTAAGCCTCCCCACGACGGGGAGCATTAACTCTCTGGAGAGCATGAAGGCTCTCGAAAGCACGAAGGAGGCGTGAACCATGTCAACCAAACAGCAGGAAGTGCGCCTCATTCGAGGCCAAGGCTTCGACGACAAAGATCCGAGCATCATTCGGGACTACAACAACTACGACGGCCCCGTCGGGTGCCTGTTTTTCCCACACCTGCTCGCCCAAGAGTTCTCGATGACGGAGCGACAGTGGCTCGCTGCCTTCTTCTCCCAGTGGAACCGTTCGCACATCGTCCTCACGCCGCAGGACATGACGGATCTTACTGGTTTGAGCTTCGATGAGGTGGTGGCCGCTCGCCACTCTCTCACCGTGCGAGGAGTCATCAAGGAGCACAACTACGTCAATGAGAAGATCGAGCTCTGCAACGTGTTTTACGTGGACGTGCAGAAGGTCTTCAACGAGATCGGCATGAGGAAAGCCAGTGTCCAGCCAGGGATGCGGCACACTGTCGAAACGTTCAAGTTCTGGTGCAACGAGCTTCTGCGCGAGAACTACGCAAACGCGGAAGAATACTTCAAGCGCCGCGGCCGTAGGATCGTCCTCCCCAAGAAGATTGGCGATCCGTGGCGACTGGAACCCCTCGAAGAAACAAAGTGACCGCTCAGGGCGGATAACTACCCTGAGCGGTCAAGAAAACGTACAAGGAAAGGATAACACGCGATATGGCGCATGGCAATCTCGTTCGCAACTACTTCGCCTGCAACGCGCAGGCAGCATTGCTGAACCCTGGCCTCGTGAAGGTCAAGCTCAGCACCAAAGAGGCACTGGCTTACGCAGCGTTGCTCTCCTACTGGGGCTGCGACACTATCACCCCCACCTGGGATGCTCTGCTGAGCCGGTCAAGGCTCGGAAAGACTGCCCTTTCCGCAGCTCTGGACTCCCTCGAAGTGAAGCGAACGCTCGAGCGCCGACGCTTCACCGACAGGACAGGCCGTCGTCACGTCATCTACTTCCTCAACGTTGAAGCCCTCTTCGAGAAGGACGTTATCGAAGCGTGCGGCCTGGAAGACGACCTTTACAAGCACTCGATCAAGGAGGGCGCATCGGATAGCGCCGTCCTCGCGCGCGTCCGCCACCTGAATACGACGGGCTGGAAGTCCACGCGCTTCACGACGAAGCAAGTGAAGGAAAGCCTCGCCCCCGAAGAAGAATCTTCGTGTGGCTACGACGAGGACTCTCTGGATGGCTTCCTCCTCAGCGGGTTCCCCGACGAAATGCCCGTTGAAGAACCCCGCGAGGAGATCTACCCGCGCGAGGGGATGCAGCCCCTATTTGGTGATGGTGCGGATCTTGAAGGCGATGTGCAGAGCACCCCGGAACTATCTAGCGACTCGTCTGATCCATGGCCTACTGCCACCATCATCCCTGGCGGCTCAGAATGGGCCCCTGACGACACGGAGGGCACATCCATGGTGTTCGATGCTCCCGCGCAGTGTGAGACTGTCCAGGAGCGCGCTGAGCGCATCATCCGCAACCATCCTGGCGACGACATGATCGACGCTGAGATCATCGACGTGGAGATCGTCGAAGACGAAACCCCCTCGGACACGCTGATCGACGTTCCTGCCTCCCAGGAGCTCGCCATCACCACCCCCAAGGCTCCCGTGAAGGCCAAGAAGCAGACCGGCTACACCGACGACTTCGAGAACTTCTGGCGCACCTACCCGCGCCGCATCGAGAAGAAGTCCGCCTTCAAGGCATGGAAGACCGCACTCAAGAGCGGCGCAACCGCCGACGAGATCACCGCAGGCGCAGCCCGCTACGCCAAGTACCGCGCCGGTGAACCTGAGCGCTTCACAAAGCACCCCTCGACCTGGCTCAACCAGGGATGCTGGGAGGACGAGTACTCGACCGCCGGTATCGGCTACGGCTACAACGGCGGCAATGGCACTGGCCTCGTTGCTCGTAACGCAGAGGAGGCCGAATACCTCCGCCAGCTCGACAACTCCTGCTCGGAGATGTTCTACCGCAGCCTCGGCTTCAACACCGCTGAGGAATACGTCGAGTACCAGCGAGGAATCGCCGAACTCAACGCCCGCGAAGCCGAAGCCGCATACGCCGAAGCCGCAGCCCGACGCATCGCTTTCTGACCCCGAAAAGAGCCTCCAATGCCGAACTTCAGCTACGACACGCTCGCGAAACTCATGAAGCGAGCCATCGACACCAACCAGCTCGCCTCGAAACCGAACAGCCCCCAGGAGTTCCCCCAATTCGTCGCATCCTGGGCGGAACTCATCCTCCCCTGCGCCACAGACAAGAACCTCCAGGAAGCCTTCGCAGCAGTGGTCGGAGGCCAGTACGGCCCCTACAAGATCAGCGTGGCAGCACTCAACCAAGCTATCCGCGAAGCCCGCTCGAAGCGCGTGAGAGACTGGCTAGAGCGCTCGCGCATCGCCATTGACTTCCAGCCGCCCTACGAGCGGGAACTCCTCTACGAGAAGGTCTTCTACGACTGCATCGCCGGCGGTGGCAGCGACACAGCAGCCGACCAATATGGCAGGCAGGCACTCGAGCGCGCCAACGAGTACTTCGCGACAAACAGCAAGATCACCTGGCGCGACATCCTTGACCAGACAGAAGCGAGCCTGAAAGCAGGCTCATTCCGCCGCCCCGAACTCGCCCTCCCATCAAGCCGTACAAAGGACAACTACCTCGTCTCCGCGCGCGACATCGTGACCATGATCCCCGAAGCGGGACAGAAGCGACAGCTGACAGCAGGCACCCAGACCGCCAGCAATGAGCCTGTGGAACGTCCTCGTGCCGTCCAGGCAGCTATCGAAGCAGCTCGACGCAAGATGAGCCTCCATGCAGCAGAAGAACGCCGCAAGCAGGAACGCCTGCGCCAGAACCTTGACGGACGCTTCCAGCGCCTTACAGGCATCGACCCCACCACCATCGGACCTCAACGATAGAAAGGCAGCACAAGTGAGCGCCGCACTCATACACGCATCAGTCAGCCTGCTACGAGACCTGCAAAACCCGGAAGAACAGTATTCACCCAGATGCAACACTGAGGACGCTTCCGTCGTCGTCGAGACAGCCGACAGTGCCCCCAGTGCCACCGCCAACGACACTGAGGAAACGCTAACCGTCGCCAACAACGACGCGCCCACCGCACCTGCACACGCATGGCGCTACACCGCCATGTCAGCCGCCACCTTCACGCTATCAGCACTCCTGGGCTACATCGCTACTGAGGCAATATGCAAGCGTGTCCGTGGTCGCAGCTAAGCGCACATGTGGCGCGCCAATGCCGATAGCCGCCACCGTCGGAACCCAACGATAAGGAACAACCACCATGAACCCCCAGTACTTCCTCCTTTGCGTCATCAGCGGACTGTACGTAAGCCAAATCTGGCATTTCCTACTCACGTCTCCCTCCCTGTGGAGGAAGCGCAAGGGCCTGGACGAAGAGCAACGCGCTAGGTTGTACTTCTTTCGAGCGATGGCCATCATTGCCTCCCTCGTCATGGCCTACTTGTTGGGCACACTCCTAGAAGGGGCTACGGATGAGCAGGCATTGGCCTATGACTACACGCTTCTCATTACGGGGATGGGCGTTGTCCCATGCCTTCTTGGCTCCTGGACGCTCCTCGTGCAGCGGAAGCGCGAAACCCCCGAATATGACGGGCTATCCGCTATCGCCATTGGACTGTTCACCCTCGTCACAAACTTCCTCATCTCCTGACACACCCACGGAAGGACCAGCATGAACACCCAGGAAATTACGCTGGACCACAACAGCGACGACGGCCTTTACACGCAACTCCTCCGAGGCCGCTACGTCACCAGCGTCGAAGGCAGTATCATCACTCTCGACGACGGGACAGAACTCCACATCTACGGCAACGAAGGATGCGGCGGCTGCTCGAGCGGCTGGTACTGGCTCGAAGAAACCTTCAAGCGCGGCAACCGCAAGGCCCGTATCATGAGCGCCTACGTAGCCTACAGTGAGGACAAGTCAGAAAACGAACCTGCCAGATCCGTCTACACGATCTTCGTGCTGGTGGACGGCAACCCCACCCAGCTTCCCCTCGCGACCGTGCGGGGCACCGACGGCAACGGCTACTACGGCACAGGCTTCACGCTCACCGCCACCATCAAAACTCCTCCAACGTCACTCGCCACGGTCACGCCCCAGGACATCATCAACGTCGTCGCAGACGGACACACACTCCCTTCCGTCCCCAACATTCGTACCCGTGAAGACCTCCTCAACGCTGTCGCCTACACGCTCCAGCAAACGCGAGGCTTCGACTCTCCTCTGTGCATCACCGGACCCGAAGCCCAGCTCTTCCACAAGCTAAACTCCAACCAGTACGGTTACAAAGGCCCCTACTACGCGAGCAATTGGTACGGCTTTCACCAAACAGTCCTGTTCTGGTTCACCGACATGGAGGGAGGCGTATCCCTCGTCCTGCGCAACTTCTCCGACGGAGCGGAAGCCTACGTGGCGAAACTACGCGACTTCACAGAACGAGTGCGCGCCTCCAAGAACCCCATCAAGACCTTCATCACCGGCTACGCCTTGAAAGGTAACACCGCCACCGTCGATGGAACCCGAGTGCCGGCCACCGACTTCCTCCTCTCCGAAGTCTGCGGCTTCCACGGCCATCGCATCGGTCCCGAGGCCTCCTTCATCCCTGATTGGATCTTCTTCCACCCCCAGAACTACGGCGTGCGTATCATCAAGCACCGCGCAGGCGGGCGCGGAGACGTTACAATCACCTCAAATACCCAGAGCGTTTGGGCCATTAACCCCCAGAAAGGCACCCAACTATGACCAAGAAGAGCTCCAGCAAGCACCGCGGCACGCCACGTCGAGGAGGCATCCTCCACGGCCTCGCCCGCCTCATCCGACCCATCACCGCTTTCGCCGGTGTCGCGAGCGGCATCATGGCATCCTTCGCACTCGCGGACATGAACCGAGCCATCAGCATCAACGACGCTGTACTCGCCTCACACCCCCCGCAGGACGCGACAACCACGATCCCTAACCCGCTCCCCGAGGGCACCATCACCGCTCTCGTCTCCTCCCACGCGGGCAGCGCAGGCTACAGCTCCACCGCCGGAGTCCTCATCGAACCTATCTGGCTCTTCCACCCACGCATGAGCTTCATCCTCGCCCTCATCGCAGTTCTCGCGCTCGCATCCTGGATCACCAAACACAGCAGATGGAACACCCTCCCCTTCGTCCGCAAGTTCCACATCGAGGCCCCCAAGCCTCGCTGGTGGTGGGAGTTCACCGGCTACGCCGAAGTCCTCCTCCTCGTCAGCCTCACCGCCACCGTGATCTACACGCTCGGCAGATAGCACTCAGCACGACAAAGCGGCCCGGCACCCCACCATGGGGAACGCCGGGCCGCTTTCGTATGCGATCAGTCGCGGATCAGGGAACCATCAGCGCCGATGCGCGCCGTGAGTTTGTAGGTGTAGCCCCACTTGTACTCTTTTTCCTTGTAGCCGAGGTCGTGGAGCAGCTGCATCCAGGACTCGTAGCCGCCCTTGGTGAGAGCGTCACGGAAACGCTCCAGATCATCCTCTGCGAGCTCAGGCGAAACCTCAACACGCTCAACGCTTGGGAGGATGGGCTCTCGCTCACCAAACGCGCCCAGAACATGCGGCTCCGCACTGTAGATGACTGTCACTTCATGCTCGCCGGAGTCGAGTCCAAACTCAGACAGACGCTCCTTCAACGTGAACCGCTCGCGAGGCTTCCAGCCCTCGCAACGGTCCAGGCGCTCGCTCAGGTCGCGCACGGCAGCAAGCATCGGACGCGACGCTGCGATGGCCAGTGCAGCAAGCTCGAGCGGCACGATGAACCGATCATCTTCCTCTTCGGCGGGCTTGACGTACTCGAACTCTGCGCCACAGCAGTCAAAGCCGATAGGCGCACTGAATCGCCGCTCCTGCGTAGCATCAGGGGTCACGGGAACCCGCAGAACAGCAACAACCTCCTCGCCCTTGTTGTACTTGTCGTCAAAAGTCCACGTGAGGACCAGAACACCACCACGCAAGGCAGCTGAAACGCTGCGAAGAGGTCCAGCGGCAAACGTCACGTCAGACTCCTCGTTGAGATCTACCTCAAAGCACTGAGCGAAGGTCCGCGCAGCGCCCCTGTGAGAATCTGTTGCGATCAAGCAGTCCACAGCGATATGCGCATAGAGCCTAGGGTTCCCTGACTCAATAGCTCGTTCGACATCGTGCTTGAGGAAGTTCTCGAACCAAGTCCGAGCCTTCGCGAAGTCAGGGTGCGCCTTCTCGTAGGCGATGTAGTACTCCTGCTGAGCGGTCTCGAACCTGTCGTGAGCTTCCTTGAGGCTGGCGGGGATGTAGGTGGACATTGCGGGGCTCCTGACGTTCTGGGTAGTAGGGGGTGTTAGCGGTGGTTGAGTCTCGAGCTTCGAGCTGTCACCCGTCGCCTGTCGGCTTTTGACGCGCGCCGCTTGGAGGAGGGTGCGTAGGTGAACATGAAGACGATGGCGGGGAGTGAACCCAGCACAGGGGCGAGCACTGCAATGAGGGCAATCGAGCTGGCAAGTGACATGTGGGGCCTCCCTTTCTCACATATCCACAGGAGTTGTGAACAAGACTGAGTGTAGCATCCCAAAATGGAGTACGCAAGTAGGGTAGTAGTCCAACATGGGGACGAGAGAAAGCCTCCCGCCCCTACGCGCGCATCTATCGGCCAATCGCTGCCCGATCACCACCAACACGCTGCCGACCAGGAGTTCCCACACCGCTCTGATAGCCGTCCACTTCGCCCCGGCTCACGCCGTTACGGTAGAGCGTCATCCGACTCTTGCTGACACGTTGGTTCGGGAACGCCTCATTGATGCGACGCTCAGCACGCGAAGCCCTCCCCATGGCCACCAGCTCCTTCGACGTTCCCAATGCTCCATCTCTCACAGCTGCGCGAACTCGAGCGCAGACAGATACAGAGTAACAACGCACACAACAAGCAACCTGTAGCAGCAGGCCAATACACAGCCCCCTCCACACCTTACGCCGCAGGAGTCTAAGTTGGATTACATGGCTTGCGCGACCGTCCAACCTAGACTACAGCCTAACCCAAGGAACTCAGAAAGAAAGAAGGCCGTCATGCTCACCCGGAAAATAATCGCCATCGGTGCACGCTCCAACCTCGCCGAGGTAACTATCTTCGACAGCAATGAAGTTGTCGAATACCTCAAACAGCGCGACTGGTATCTCCCCAGTGAGTCCTTCATTAAGATCGCGCCAGACGAATACTGCCTGGTCGATAATTTAGCAATCATGCCCGGCATGGATGTCGTTGATGAACAGCGTACCCGTGAGCGGATCGCAGCCAAAACCGCAGGGCTAAAAGAGTTGCAAAAACGTAAGCGCCATGCAGCTATCATGAGTATGATCCTCGCAGTAGGGATCGCAATGGTGCTCACATATCTGATGCTAAGTACAACTGAAAGTTGGGACCATATGACCACAAAAGAAAGCGTACTTACTTTCGTAATGGCATTTTTTACCTTCTTCCCTTTCGTTGGGATCGGCGTCCTGGCAGTAATTGACTTGAAAGGAGGGTGTCATGACTGAGGAAGAAACACCCATGGAATGCTTGATTAAGTCTCTGGTGACGGTGGTTCAAGTCATCGTTATTGCTACCTTGCTCGGTGTGTTTTTCGGAGCGTCAGCTGTTTTCGCGTACAAGGGCACGCTCGTCGCGATTGACGAGTTTGGGTTCACGCCTGTATGTGTTGCAGCCTTCGTCACCTTCGGATTCCTGGCGGCTGCGGTTCAAGAATGGAAGGAGTCGAGGTGCAAGCAGAGCGACGCTCAACACTCGAGAGGCGAAGGCCCGGCAGAAAACGACAACCGCCCCACCAAGGATGAGAACTGACATGTACCTACAGACCGACCATACGTGCAGCATCGCCGACCTGTACGCCAGGCGAGACAGTATCGGCTTGTCCCGCAGTGAATGCAAACAGCCTCATCATCACCGCTCCCTGTTTGAGTGGGGGAGGGTCAGCAAGCCTACTATCTGAACAATCTCACGCTGAACCTCTCTAGCCCTCCAGTTGTCTACATCTGGGAACCCTCAGACGGGTTTGGTAGGGGCGCTGTCCTGGATGGTCGCCAGCGCCTCAAAGCATTCTTCTCCTACCTCGATGGCAACTATCGGCGGAGAGAAATTGCCCCTAGTGAATGGGGTGGAAAAGACTTCATCCACCTAGTTGCAAAAGACCCATCCCTCGCACAAATACTCCAACAAACCCCAATCCAGGTGGTCACCATCCAAGCTCCCTCCTACTGGGAAGCTGCCATCGCCACCTATCCCCAGATCTGCGGACACACTCGCGAAACCGTGTCGAATGAGCAGCAGATGCTCATGCACCATCTTGACGCGGGCGACAATATCTTCGGCAGCAGGGACTTCTGCGACCGAAAAGTAGCGAGCCTGAAAAAGACCCTCGACGGGATCGAGTTCCGCTACGCGGGGCTGCGAGTTCCAGTCCCCCAGCTTTCACCTCGCAACTGCTCAAAGATCGTAGAGTGGCAGATCAGGGCCACCGAGTTCGTCGCCAGACACCACCACAGAGGAGTCATCCCATGCTGAACACATTCATTATCCCTGACCCGGCAACTGTCCCCGATGACTACGACCTCCCGACAGAGCTCACCGTCCGCGGCCTCCCTACCCGCTGGATCGGTGAGTTCTGTGAGCACACCGGAAACGATGTTCGCATCGCCTTCTACGACCAGGCCTACGGGTGCGACACAGAGGAAGACGGCGGCGACGCGCTCGTATGGAACCCCGACACTCATGAAGTCTGGTACTTGTCCAGAGGCGACGTAGAAGCCACGCAGCGCACCACCCCCGGCACGCCGTTCGCGCACTTAGGCTACTCGTACTACGTCCTCACCGAGGATATGAATCATGACTTCGACGCGCTCCAGCGCGAAGGACTCAACTGCCAGATCTGCGCCAGCCACCTCGACGGAACCGATATGGAACCAGCCATCGACATCCTGGACCTTTACGGAGAGTACGGCAATCTCGCCTACCCCGGCGACATGATCGTCTACACCGACGGAGTGCTCTACGAAACGATCCCCCAGGACGTACACGAAGCCGTCAAAGCAGCATCCTGAACCCATCCCATATGCGAAGCGCCCCTCCCCACTGAACCGTAGGAGAGGGGCGCTTCGTGTGGCCTACTTGGTTAAAGGAAGTAGTGAATGAAGCCGAAGGAAACGTCTGTAAGAAACGTCAGGCAAATCGCTCCACTCATCACTTCGCTTACGTTATAGCGCCACACGGGCACCTCATGCCCCTTGTAGGCCTGCGCGCTCAACTCCACAGCGAGGCAGGCAGCAGAAAGTGCAAGTAGCACATACATTGGGCCAACAAACTTAGTAGCCCACATGTCGCCAGACAAGACCACATGCACAGACGCAGCAGCGCAGAAGAAAGTGGGGATCATGACGCAACGATTCGCCCATGTCTGAAAACTTGAAGGCTTTTTGATGAACTTGAATGAAATGACATACGCAATCAAAGCAAGAGACCATAGGAGAATTGAGCTGAAGCAGATTGTCAGCATGTTCCAAAGCGGAAACTCTCCTGGAGCAAATATCTTCGACAGGACGGCGAAGCTAAGAAACATAAACGGGGTAAATGTTGCCAAATGCGCATATGTTGTACCAAAAATATCCTCTCTTTCGGCGTGCGTTCGCAGCTTCATGTATATAGCGACTAATGTGGCGAGGCCTACGCACATAAGCGGAAGGACGCTAAGAGTATAGGTCGCATGAGGCGGAAGCTGAAATATGCTCAGAAGGTACTGTATCGAGCGCTTCTGACCAAGAGGCTCTTCTGGCTCATCTAACCCCACTGCGTGCACCATATAGGCGGCGTAGGAGAGAAAAAGGGGTGCGATGACCGCTACGTAGAGTAGTGGCTGGAAGGCGATGATATTCAGTACTGGTTTCGAGATCGCTTCCTCCCCGGTGTCTTCGAGGGTGACACATAGGGTCTGCTTGTCCTGGTAGGGGTAGAGCATTGTCTGTCCTTTCTGGGTTTTCTGGGTTGTGCACCTCTGTCGCTACGTGGAGGCTCGATAAAAGCAAGTGTAGTCCACAATGGGTATGTGTCAACTTGCGATAGTCCAATATGGGATATAAGCTGAGGGGTAGAAAGGAGGCCCCTCTATGGCCGCACGTAAGGCGATTCTCGCCCTCGACTTCGACGAGGTGTTCATCCTGCAACCCGGCACCCCAACTGCGAAAGGGGCGTACCCGGATCGTGCCCGCACTCCGGTTACGGTCAAGCTTGATAGCGGGCTCGTGGGCACGGGTGATGTCTGGTACTCACCCCGCATGATCGAAGCACTCAACGTCATCGTCAGCGACGCAGACAAGATCCTCCTCGCCTCATCGTGGGGCAAAGCGAGCATGAAAGCAGTGAAGGTCGTAGGCCTGCACCTCCCGCGTCGAAAGACCGTCAACCTGTTCCCGCACCTCACGCCCGGAACCATCAGCCAGGAGCGCAAGCTCCGCCTCGCTCACGACCTTATCCTCGACCACCTCACCGACACCGATACCCGCATCGCGTGGGTGGACGACCAACACCCCCGAGGATACGGGCAGGTAGACGGCATCCACACCATCGGCACCGACCCCATCACTGGGCTAACCCGAGCTGACCTTGCGCACATCCGCGACGTGCTCTTCTACTGAAAGGAACCACCCATGACATTGACGCTCAAGTGGGCGAACGGCACCTGCACGGGCGACCTCATGCAGGTCACGAGCCTCGTTACGGCCATCACCCAGAAGAAGCCCTGGACACAGACGACACGCAAGCCTGGTGGGCTCATCGTGTGGCAGAAGTGGGACGAGTCGGAGCAACTAATGTCAGTAGGTGACCCCACCATCGCTGACGACCTCGCCGACCTCCTCGCCGACCACCTGGGAGTCCCCCAGGACGAGGTGACCATCAAGCCTGACCCGCGTGACTCGTCGCAGCTGACCGCCAGCGAACTACGAGCCCGACGACTCCGCGCCCACCTCAGCAAGGCCGATCTCGCTGAGATGTGTGGTGTCAATGCGTACACGGTGCGCAACTGGGAGCAAGGCGTGCGCACCGTCATCCCCACCCGACTCCTGCGCGTTTTCCAGCGCCTCGACTCCTACAGGGAGGAAGCCCATGCAACAGTCCACGCCGAAGCAGTGCGCCTCGCCGGAAACGAGGACGCGCTCACGCAGACTGACTTCACCGGCTACGCCGTCTACGCGCCCAACGACCACGCATACGCGACCCTCTGGCCGGACGCTGCAATCAACGCCGACATGTGGCGTGATGTCATCATCGAGTGCGGGCGCTTCCGCACCGTTGCAAGCGACTACGAGGCAAGACTCATGGGCCTTAAGCTCATGACCATCGAACCACCACGAAAGGGCAAGCCATGAGAATCGCGCCAGCGCCACAACAACCAGAGCGGCCCACCCTCGAGACCGCCTGGGTCGAAGACGAGAGCGGCCCTGCGCCATCGCGTAAGCGCGCCATCATCGTCATCCTCATTGCCGTCGTCGCCCTCATCGCGTCAGGTGTCGCAGCATGGGTGTGGAGCACCCCCCAGCCGCAAACACCCGCACCCCAGCCTGCGGCTACACAGACGGCACGCGCGTACACGGCCAGCGACTACGAGGAAAACCGCGCAATCTGCCGAGAGATGTACGAGACCCGCGACCTCCAGCTCTACTGGTCATGCGTCGTCGGCGACATCCGCCTCGGACAGGAAACAGACCCAGCGGTCCCGCTCACGGATCTGCCACCCGTCCGCCTAGCACCAAAGACCAGCCTCGGAAGCCAAACCGACATCACCTTCGCGCCCGACGCAACCGCGCGATGCTACGCCACCGGCTACTGCCTCACCGACGCAACCTTCAACGCGGGCCACACCAACGTCAAGGTCATGTTCACGCGAGGCGACGGCGACATCATGGGCATCTTCGTCCCCACAACAGACGCGCCCACCGTCATGACGCAAGAAGTCCTCGCCCCCTACATGCCCACCGGAGCCGCCCCGGACCCCACCGTCCACCAAGCGACCCTCAGCCGCATCCACATGGGAGCCGACACCCTCGTCGGCTACGTGTTCTCACAGCCCCGCTACTGCGGCGACACCCCAGACGAGTGCTCCGCGAAGTACACGGCCCGCACACCCATCCCCTTCACGGGCACCACACACATCACCACCCAGGCAGAAGCCCAGAACTGAGAGAGGCTGTCCGCGGCGACGACGGCAACGGCTTCACGCTCACCGTCCACCCAGCCAACACCACCACGACAGCCAAATAACCAAAAAGGTGGGCACCAGAGTGCCATGACATTCACAACAGCAAACCTACGCCCCACACTCGAAGCCACAATCGGGCCAACACTCCGATTCGTCGCGCGCGGAGCCGACGCCACAGGATTCGCCCTCATCCTCGCAGGCGAGCCAATAATCGCACACTTCGGCTGCACCAAAGACGCGCGCGGCCTCTTTCAACGCTACACGGTGGAGGAGGTAGCAACCATCCATAACGGGCTAACACCAACCCTGTTCGCCATACCACCACAATGGTTCACCAGGGCTGCGCGCCCCTACGTCGCCAACATGGACACAGAAAAACAACGCGACTACTGGACAACACTCGTCGCAACCAGTGAAACCCTCAAACACGACGGCTCCACCATACAGCTCAGTGAACAACACCCATTCGCACAGCACACTGGAATCACACGGCTAAAAGTAGTCAAAAACCGCGTACAGCTCACCAGCAACCACAGTAAACACCCGCGCGAACGCACTCCCACCGGCATTATGCTCGCCCTTACAAGAGACCCAGGAAAAATCATCTCCTGGCACACTCCACCCGCACGCCACAAAAAGACACGCGCCACAAGCAGCACAACGGACGTGTGGACGCTCTAAGTAAGCGTTACGTCGCATCCTGTTCGTTCATGGATGCTCACACCGTGAACCGTCCGCGCACGAAAGGAAACCGTCATGGCGCTCATCAACAAGGACACGCGCATCGCGCGATACTCAGCCGAAGAAGGCGTGGGCTGGGTGCCCCTCGTCCCCGGCCTGGACACGGCCCCGTCATTCGACAAGTACCTGGAAGAAACCGGCTACTACATCAACGACTACAGCGACCGCGGCGAAAACGACCTCCTCCGCCGATCCCTCCTACACCCACGGGGCCCCGTGTGGGACAAGATGACCGAAGAGTTCCTACTCGACCTCTACGAGGACTGGGACCACATCCACATGGTCGGCCCGGATACTCCCGTCTTCGCGTTCGTCGAAGGTAAGGCCCCCACCTCGGCACCACTGTCGAAGGCCATTAGCTCACCCCTGATCGGCGGAGGTGAAACCCTCGCCCTGAAAGTCCTGCACGAAGTCGCTGACAGGCGGAACATCTACGTCCCCAGCGACGCGACTGTGTACGACGTTCTGAACCTCATCAGCATGGCAACAAACAGCCACCTCTGGGCCCTCAACTGCCTCCTACGCGCCCAAAGCAGCCAGGCCTCTAACCAGCTCACGCTCGGCTTCAATGAGAACCAACGCGAAAGCAGCTGGATCGCAGCCACTCACAACAGCGGCTACGCCTGCGCCTTCGACCTGCTCGACCAAGAACTCCGGCGTGACTACGGCGTGAACTACGTGATCGTCCCTGACGACGACCACAACGACTACTTCTACACCAACGCCCAGTACCGCGACAAGAACATGAAAGTCATGCGATACAAGGAAAACGGCGTAGTCGGAGACGCTATCGAACTGCTCGACCTCGACGGCGGCAACGCACACCCCAACCTCCATGGATGCCAGCCCAAAACGAGAATGCCCGAGCTCCTGCGACTCGACAAGTACCTCGCAACGATGAAAAACCTGCCCCAAGGCACCCAAGTCCCCATCGCGATCTACTCCACCAACAAGGGTGACACAATCACCGTCAACGGCACGCGCATCCCCGCGTTCAAGATCGTCGCAGAAGACCTCTACGAGCGCTGCGAACTCTACGACCGCACCGACTTCCGAGTCATGCGACAACCCATCCGCTCATACAGCCGCTTCCAGCTGCGACCACTGTTCGGCCACCACATCCTCACCCCAACACCCAGCGGGAACGCCGTCCTCGCCCACATCCAGAAACAACGGTGACATCACATGCGTATCAACGACAAGTCCCTCTTCCCCTACCGGGGGAAGTACGGTTCGCGTCCACCCCTCAACTTCGGGCGAACCAAAACCCACATCCAAAGCCCCATCGGCACGAGCATCCTCCTCACCGACGCATACGACGGCCTCATCGGCCCCGTCTGGATCGCCATTCCCGACCCCACGTTTAGCGACCCCGACACAATGCCCGTCCCCCCGTACCTGATTGCCAGGGCCCTACACGCCCGCGAAGTCGTCACGCAAACAACCAATACCCCGCTCGAGATCGTGGCCTACGCGCGCACGCACATGTCCCCAGTGTCAGCGATGCAAGCCAGCATCGGCGTGATCGTTCGTTTCCCCAACGGCAGCGCTGGGCTCGCTGAGGTCATCAAAACACGCGACAACCCCAACGGCCACGGCAAGCTGAAAAACACATCGCCCCTACCGTCGGACAGTCACCTCATGGTCGGAGTGAACGAGGTCTGGCCAGGAATAAACCCAATCCCTGTGTGCAAGAGGTCAGGCACCACCCCCTTATACGTCCTCCATGCAGGCGATGTGGAGAACATACCCGACCGCAAAACACTCGACCTTATCCTTCGCCGCACCCCATCCGTGCTCGCACGCAACCGAGGTCGCGAGTACGGCGAAATCTGGGACGAAGAACTCGAACAAGACCCAACCGACTGGGACACCCCGTTCCTCCTACGTATCCTCGCGCGCAGCATCCCCGGAAACACCAAGGTTGGACGATCAGACACCCAAACCAACGGCCTGTGGACGTACTGGGTGAGCCGCGACGGGCGCAAGCCCCGTAAGCTCGCCGACTTCACCAACCCGCTGGTCTACACTGGAGCGACCCTCAGCTTCCTCGCCTGGAGCGTGTACGGAAACCTTGAGGAAGACCTCGCAAGAAAGACAGAAAGCCTGCTCCACCGTTAACCCCCGAAAGGGAACCCCACATGCTCACACGTGCCCGACGAGTACTCCTCGCTCTCATCGCCGCGGCCACCGTCATGCTGCCGCTCACCCCAGCTCCCGCATACGCTCTCCCAGCCAACCCCAATGTCTCCGATGAGGTCATCGAGGCGAACTGGGCGACCCTATCCGCTGAGCAGCAGGAAGCAGCCAAGCAGGTTGTTGCAGAAGCCAAGGCCGAAGGCTACTCGGCGGAGGCCGCAGCGGCCATCGCCGGTAACTTCTGGCGTGAGTCCCACTTCAACGTGGACGCAGTGAACGCCTCATCGGGCGCGTGTGGCATGTACCAGGCCCTCGGAGATCGACAGACCCTCCTGTTCACCTACAACGGAGTCTCAGGCTGTTCAGGCCTCAAAGCCAAAGAAACCACCCAAGCGGCGCTCGCGGACGGACGCAGCGAATGGCTCGGCTGGCCCACCACCAGCAGCATCTACGGGGGCATGGCATCCTACGCGCTCAACGAAGCCGACACCTGGGGCATCACCGGCGGCACGGTCCCCTCCGCCGACGACTCATTCGGGAGCCTCGAAGGCTTCAAGAGCACCGACAACTGGTACTTCGCGACCTGGATCTGGATGACGAACTGGGAAGCCCCCGGCGCAGCTGAAGCAGGCTTCATGGAGCGCGCCTCCTACGCGGCGACCGTCCTCAAGAAGGTCGGCAACACCGACCCCGCGGCGAAGTCCACCACAAGCGGCGCACAGTCCGGCTCGACCGGGGGAGTCCTCGATGAGTGGTCCCTCCCTGGTATGCCCAAGAAACCCGAAATCGCTAAAGGCCAGTCCCTCACGTTCGCGGACGGTTCACAGCTCACGGCGAAGCAGCGCGCAAACGCCTCTGACCTGAAAACGCAGCTCGAAGAAGAACGGGACCGAGAAGCAGCTGAGTCAGCTCGAACATGGGTCGCCGTCGTCGGTGTCGTCCTGTTTGTGTATGCCCTCGTCATCCTCCTAGCCCTCCTGATCGACTTGGCTTTCCCGCTGTTCTCTGTCCTCAAGGGTGTGACCTTCGGGCGGATCAAGTACTCACCGCTACCAGCCGACGAGCGCCCGAAAGGCACCTACGGAGTCGCCGGAGTCCTAGCCACCTGTTTCGCCTTCGCAGCCCTCGGTGCCCTCATCTTCACGGGCGTGATCCAAACCTGGCTCGCGCACCTCGTCATCGCTCTCATCTCCTGAAAGGAACCCTCCCATGACCCGCCAGTCCGAAACCGAGTTCGCAACGAACCTCGTCACCAAGTACGGGCAGCAATGCGCCGAGCTCTTCGCCCTGTTCCTCCACACCATCCCCCTCGGGTGCTCATGGGCGTTCTTGCACCCCCAGCAGGTCGAAGACCTTGGCCTGCCCTGCAACCCAGAAGGCCCCGTCCCCCTCATCTGGGATCCCCAACACAAAGCGGTTACCATCCGCACCGCCACCAACGCGAACGCCTCCACCCTGACGTTCGTCCTCATCCCAGTCGTCGGAGGCTTCATCCTCGAAACCGCCTACAGTGTCGCCGTCAACGTCATCGAACAGTGCGGGGGGTTCTACGACGAGGACATGCTCACGACAGCGGGGGAGAGTCGCACCAAAGCCAAGGAAATGTTCGCCAAGCGCCTTGAAAAGGCGATCAGCGAAAGCGGCGAGCTCCGCTTCGGTTACTACTGTGTTAACGGTTCCCAGACGATCACCATGAACGGTGTCGCCTACCCCGCCTACTCGCTCCCACTACGAGCTATCGCCGAAATTGCAGCACAACAGGGCCTCTCCTTCCGAGTCCCACAGCACGCCCCCATCCTGGCCTCCACTGTCGCCGCAAGCCCCTGGGACACCCTCTCCCGATCAGTTGCAGCCCCCTCTGGCAACGCAATCCTCGGAGCCCTCACCCACTGAAAGGCCCATCATGTTCATCTACGTCCCAGAGCGCCCCGTCCATGAGGGCATCGCCCCCGCTCTCGAACTCCAGATCCGCGCCCGACTGGACAACGCCCCGACAGAGCATGTCGGCGAAGCTGTCACCATCAGCTCGCCCCAATACGAGACCTTCATCGCGCAATGCACAGAAGCTCTCCAGCGCGACAAGTCCATCGACCTCGAAGTCTCACCCGCGAGCGCAAACGACACTGAGACCATCACCATCGTCAATGACTCCGGCATCACCGTCGAAGACATGCGCGAAACCCTGAACGACCTCATTGGAGACGCGCCCGACATCGGAGTCACGATCAGCGCCAACGACGGCCAGTACACCATCACCCTGACCGCCGTCCCCGACCTGCCCGTCCTCGAAGCCCACGTCGAAACACTCACCTGGTCCGCAGATGGACACACCCTCGCGCCCACCATCCACACAACAACGGGAACCGAGATTCCCACATGGACCCCGGCGATCCTCGCTCAAACCGAAGCGTACCCAGGTGGGACCGTCCGCTACGTCGATACCACCTACGGGCCGATCCCTTGCACCCCACAGGGGACAGTCATCATCGACGCAGCCATAGCGACCTCAATACACCACGCCCGCGTGTAACACTCTTTACGCCTCCCTTCCAGTTGGTACCCTTAAAGAAACTAGGGCAAAAGCCCCGGTTACGGCTCCCACAGGAAGGGAGGCGCTGTGCGCCGCTACATCGAACAAGTCACACACCCCGACGGGACCGTCACTGAGACACCCGTTGAGGGCATCATCCTTACCGAGCGCGAATACCAGGAACAGCGCGACCACCTCGAAACGCTCATCGTCACCGCCGACACCTTCCTCCAGCAAGCACAAAGCGCCCTCGACTCCCTCATGGACACGTACAAGGCACAACGCTCCGCCGATAAGACATACCTAGCAGCCTTCGGCCTCGAAGACGACCCCCAGCCCGAAACTATCCTCTAAGCTCACACCTCCCCATCGAACGGATCACCATGAACGACTACAACGACATCGAAGACCTCGACGAGACGACAGACGACACCATCGTCCTTGACCTCGACGATGACACCATCGGCCCTGACGACCTCGATGAAGCCGACCTCGAGACCACAGAAGAGGATGAGGACGACTACGACGAATACGAGGACGATGACGAATACGAGGATGATGACGACGAGGACGACGTAACCTCAGCTCCCGTCACCACCTTCACGCTCACCCCACTACGAGACGGCCCCGACGAGGCTGACGAGGATGCCGTGGGCGACGGAGACGAAATGACCGAGGACGACACGGACCTCAACGAGGGCGCTGACGACGAAACCAGCGCCGATACCGAGGCCGCTCCCTTCCGCATCGACATCGACACAGACAACCTCGACAGCGCCGCAGTCGAAGCGATCAGCAGCGTCAATGACGTGGTGACCGTCAAGAGCGACGCATACTCCGTCCGGTACACCCACATCAGCCCCCACCAGGTAGTCGGCACCAAGCCCATCAAGGACTACCGGGCCGACACCTACAGCGGCCTCTTCAACGTGATCCGCGAGATGGGTGTCATTGTCCCCGTCGTCGTGACACCACTCGCCGAGTACTCCGACTTCCTCGCCGACAACAACATCACCACCGGCGCAGAAGCCGACGAGCTCGGCTACGCGGGCCCACGCTACCGAGTCCTCGACGGCTGGCGACGCATCTTCGCATCCCTCAAGAACAACTACGACGAGATCCCCGCCGCCATCGTCACCTTCCACGACCCCGAAGTCGGACGCGACCTATCCAACCTCATGCACCTAGTCCTCAACCGCGCCCAGACGCACACATGGGCTGAGAAGTGGGCGATGCAGCAGGTGATGGAAGAGTCCTACAGCCTCACCCCATCCATGCTCGACTGGCTCCTCCTCATCGACGCAGGCGACTCCATGCGCCTCAAGGAAGTCATGCTCGCCGAGTACCCCGAAGTGACCGACGAGTTCCTATCGGGCAAGAAAGACCTCACGCGCTCCTACAAGGCCCTCGAAAAGCTCCGTAAGGCAGAGGCGAACCCAACGGCAGGCGACGACGACAGAAAGATCTCCAGCGTTGACGAAGCCGGCGACCTCGCAACCGCCGACACAGAAGATGCCCCCCTTACCGACGAGGAAGTCAAGAACCTCCTCGAAATGGGCGACGAACTCCGCGAAGTCCGCGACCTCCTCAACAAGGAAGCCGACACCGACGACACCGACATCGACGACGACAACTACGGCGGCGACCCCATCCCCGAAAACGCAGCCGAACAGGTCGGCTTCGAGGGCGGCGACGACGACGAGGACATGTTCGGCGAAGTCGATGAGAACACCGTCCAGGACACGAAGGACCGCAAGCCCCTCTCCAAGGAGCTACGCACGGCGATCCTCGCGCGCGACGAGTTCACCTGCCAGGCCTGCGGCTACGGCAAGGGCATCACGTCCATGGTCCACCTCGGCCAGCTAGAAGCCCACCACAAGACCAGCGTCTACGTGGGCGGCTCCGACGCGATGAGCAACTTCGTGACCCTCTGCCAGCGCTGCCACGGCCTCGTACACATCCTCGCCGGCTTCAACGCCAAGATCGGCATGACCAAGGAAGAGTTCGAGAACGTCCCCGACAACGATCAGACAATGTTCCGCGTCTGCATCAAGCTCGCGAAGGTCATCCTTAAGGCCGAAGAGGAAACCGGCAAGGCACTCAGGAAGTACAAGCCTGTGCGCAACCCGTTCTGGGAGCAGCAGAAGCAGGCGCAAGAAGTCGTCAAGACCCTAAAGGGTGAGGAAGCATTGGAGGACACAGCACAATGACAACATGGGTTTACTTCCAGAGGCCAGGATTCAGCCTCTACCAGGAGGACGGCGGCGTACTCACATCCACCGCTCAGACCGTCAAGCGCGCCCAAGACCTGCGCAACATGGCAGCGCGACGCGCGCCTAACCTACAAGCAGCCCCATACAACCCAGCAGGCTACGAGTACTGCGCCTTCGACGGGCAGCGAGTTGTCAACCTGTTCGCCCGCGACGACCTAGCCATCACGCCCCGCACCGTCATCAAGACAGACCAGGGCAGCAAGACGCTCGCACAGGTTCTCGCCGACTACGAGATCACCGACCAGGGCATCGACCCCAAGGCCGCAGCGTGGGACATCCAAGCCCTCCGCGAGGCCGTCAACTACGCCAACGCCTACACGCTCACCCGCATCGACCCCCAAGACGATGGCCCCTTCAAGCCGGCCGGATTCACACGGCCAATCTACTGGGCTCTCACGCGCCCCGACAGCGACAACGAGTGCATCCTGCGCACGTGTTGCTACACGCAAGGAACCCCCCAAGCCCACAAGCCCACCCTCGAGGCCCGCATCAGCAACTCCGACTACTTCCTCGTCTCCCTCCCCAAGGACTGCATCCCCCTGTTCGACGGAACAAGAACGACCCCCACGCAGGAAATGCTACGAGCGCTCGCCCGAGCAGTAGATGACGCAGCCACCAACCCCTTCTGCCTCGAACGAGACATTAAGGGAGTAGCCTATGCCCTCACCCGAGGCGGCGAACGCCTCGAGTTCTGCCTCGAAAACGTCGGCTCCTTCACCTACACGGGCGACGACTTCGTAGCACACGAGAGCCATGGCGACCCCGCATACACCATGGGCCGCTCCATGCTCGTCAAGGGAGCACTCAAGAACTACGGTGGGGGGTGCCTCGCCGGCGTGTATGAGATCATCGACACTCTCGTTCGACAGAGAGGCGACCGCTCCGACCGCCCCTTACTGTCCGTTGACAGGTATCGAGCTGCGCGAAACGGCAAGTGGGACGTGTACGCCGATGCGCGCACCCCCTACGTGCCGTCACGCAGCACGCACCCCGAAACGCGACGTAACGAGCCATACAGCACCTACGACCGCTACGTCATGCACTACAGGAACCTCATCAAAGCCGACGCAGCAAACGTGACCATGCGAGCAGACTAGGCCACCAATGAACACGCCCCGCAGCATCACAGCGCGACTCAACGCCCGACAGGCACACACCCATGAGGCGCGCAGCCGCCTCGAATGGGCAGCAGAAGTCCACACCATCCTCGAAACCGCTGCCACCACCTTCGACGAAACCATGACCCGCCAGCAGATCGTGGTCCCCGCGAACCGCACGCGCGGCCCAGTGCAGGCACGAGGCATCTTGGACATGTGCCAGGCCCTCAGTGTCGCAGGCATGGCCACCAGCACTCCAACCGGCGACATCATCCTCACCCTCGCCGGCCACGCCGACCGGATGCAAGCAGCGCTCCACCTCGCACACAGCTACCTCGAGGCCGAACACCTGCACCTCAGCCGAGCACACACCGACCGACCCGGCGTAACACTCAGCCCCACCAAAGCGCGCCACAAGACATACGGGATACTCCTGAGCGCAGCAGCCGAAGCCTCTACCATCATCCGCACAACTCGACCCTTCAATGTGCCACTCGACCAAGAGGATGTTGAAGCGGCGCACGCAGTCCTCAGTCAGGGGTGGGTTGGATCAGCCTACCGGGAGCAACCCCTCCTAGCGGCTGAGGAAGGGTGCTGCGAGTATGAGAGAATCTATCTTTCAGTCAGTCAGAAGCCCCTCGTCAAGCCGTACAGAAAGAACCTGCGATGAACCCGACCCGCGCACCCCGTCACCTCCATCGAGTGTGGCGGGGCTCCGTCGCCCTCACCTTCCTCCTTGCGCTCATCCTCACGTTCTTCGCTCACCCCGCTAAGGCGTTCACCGAAGACCAGGGGCACAACCTCAAGGACAAGCCCTCCACTTGGTGCCAGTGGTGCGCCGACAGCGACTTCGGGTACGACCCCAACGAAGAGCGCGGCATGATTACCAACGCTGGAGCAACCATGGGCGAGGCGGCGTGCGGCAACTTCTCCTTCGCGTTCATGGAGCTCCGCGCGGGAGTTAAAGCCCGCGGCTCCTACACCGTCAACGACATGCGAGCCGAAGCCATCAAGTTGATGCAGGCAGGCAAAGACAGCCCATTCAGCGATGACGGCTGGCTCTACCAGCTCAATCCCGAAGGCTTCGCACAGGGAGTCTCCAACATGACCGGCGGACAGCTCACCGTCGAAGTCCAAGGCGACACTAGCGGAGCGGGACTGGGAGCCAACAAGTTCACCGAAGACGACGTGCGCCAAGCCATGAACGACGGCTACTTCGTCATCTTCATGGTCCAAACCGACACCGGCGGACGACACTGGATCGCCGGCGACTACGTGGAAGGCAACACCGTCCACACCATAGACTCAGGACGACCCCTCACCACCCTCGACCGCTCCCAATACCCCGGCGGTATCGGCCCAATCCTCAAGTTCTCCCGCACCGACGGCAAGAAACTCCAAGACCTCCCCACCATCGACGACGCGGCCACTAGCGTAGGCGGCAACAACGGCGGCGACACCGCCACCGCAACCGACACCGGCATCATCAGCGACCTCGACCTCCCTGGTATGCCACCTCGCACCGTCGGACAAAACCATCAGCTCTCCGAAGCCGACAAACTCGCCTTCGCGAAAGACACCCTCAAGTTCGCCAACTACACGAACCTGAACACCACGCAGAAAGACAACGTTGACCAGATCGTCGCACAGCGACAGCTCGAACAAGACCGCAAGGTGTCGGACTGGTTCAGCACCGGCGCAGCCGTCATTGGCATCATCCTGTTCCTGTACGCCCTCGTCATCGTCCTCGCTTTCCTGTTCGACCTCGCTTTCCCGCTGTTCTCTTTCCTCAAGATCGTGACAGCTGGTTCCCTGACTGTGCATCACGAGTCGCAAAGCCGTGCGGGTGTGAAGGAGCTGGGAGCTCCACCTCGAGGCCGTTGGGCGACGTGGGGGAATGTGTTTGTGACTGCTGGGCTGGTCGCAGCGTTGGGTGGTCTGCTCATCAGTGGAACGCTGGTTAGGTGGGTTGCGTTGTTCGTGCAGATGCTCTACACGTGACGGGTGAATATAACCCCTGCGCACCTGTGATCTAGTTAACCAGTTTACAGGTTGCGCACACAAAACAACCCGGCCTACACTAAACCCATCACAAACAACACAATCACAACTTAAGAGCGTCCCCTGAACCGCCCCGGATCAGGGGAGCACCCCGGAAAGGTGCCCGAGCGGCTGAAGGGGCCTCCCTGCTAAGGAGGTAAACAGAGGAATCTGTTTCGCGGGTTCGAATCCCGCTCTTTCCGCAGGACGCGAGAAGCGCCTGAGACGAGTTACTTCATTTGGATCGAAACTACACTCGTTTCAACCTTTTCTCTCGCGTCCCCCACTTTTGCCCAAAACACCCAGAAAGGAGAGCGTCATGGCGCGCATGAACACCCGAGGCAGCAAGCCCCGCAACATGGCTACCACTCCCGTCAGTACGACGACGGGACAGGCCTTCACCGCAGAAGGTGGAATGGGGTGGCAGCGCACCCCCAAGGGCGAGCTGTTCCTCGCCGCCGTGACCTCCCTCAACGAGGACACCTTCTACGAGACCGCCGATGAGCGCGTCAACCGTATCCAGACCCTCACCACGGACCCCGAGATCGTCAACAGCCCCGAGTGGACACTCGGCATGGTCCGTTGGCTCCGCCAGGAAGTCGGACTCCGTTCGATCCCTGGTGTCGTCGCTATCAGCGTCGTTAAGGCGCGCCTGGACGCTGGCCTGACCGGCACGAACCGTCAGATCATCGAAGCGGCCATTGGTCGCCTCGACGAGGCCTCCGACATGATCACCGGGTGGATGAGCCTGTACGGGCGCAACATCCCGTCATGCGTGCGCCGTGGCGTTGCTGACGTTCTGCGCGTCCGGCTGTCCGAGCGTTCCTACCTCAAGTGGGCGGGTCGCATGAACTCGGGTAGCGTCACCCTCCGCGATGTCGTCAACCTGACGCACCCCAAGCCGAAGGGTAAGACGCAGGAAGCTCTCATCAAGCTCGTGCTCGACGAGTCCTACGGCAAGAAGGGCGATGACAAGCAGCTGCCCACCATCCGGGCTCGCCGTCAGTTCCTCGCCCTGGACCGTGACGCGCAGATTAGCGCCCTCACCGGCCCGGACGCGAAGGACATCATCCGTAAGGCTGCGCTCACTCACGAGGTGATCGCAGGTGCAATCGGGACGATCCCCGCCGACGTGTGGGAAACCCTCGTTCCTGAGATGGGCTACATGGCCCTGCGGATGAACCTCCGACGCATCGAGGCATCGGGTGCGTCTCGTTCTCTGATCGCCGCGATCAACGAGCGCCTGAGTGACGTGGAAGAGGCTGCGAAGTCTCGCACCATGCCGGTCGCGTTCTACGCAGCGTACAAGAACGCGCCGCTGGCCTTCGCCGCCGCCCTCCAGGAAGCAGCGAACGCTTCGCTCGAGAACGTGCCCGCACTCAAGGGGCGCACGCTGGTCCTCCTGGACCGCTCCGGCTCGATGTCTGGCATCCTGTCGGCGAAGTCGTCGCTGACCTGCCAGGACACGGCTAACGTGTTCGCGTCGGCACTCGCCCTTCGTGGCGAGAACGTCCGAGTGGTCGCGTTCGACAACCACATGGAGGACGTGAACGTCAACAGCTCGGACCTGCTCCGCGTCGTGGACCAGATGCCCGCCCCTCGAGGTGGCACCTACACGCCCGAAGCTATCCGCTGGGCCCACGAGGGCGGTCGCCAGTACGACCGTATCGTCATCCTCACGGATGAGCAGTACGCGGGCGGATCTGTAGATAGCGCGCTGGACACCTACGCCCCCGGCGTTCCCGTATTCACGTGGAACCTCGCAGGCTACAGGACAGCACAGATGGAAGCCCGCGAGGGCCGCTGGACCTTCGGCGGCCTCTCCGACAAGGGCTTCCAGATGATCCCCCTCCTCGAGCGTGGGATCGGTCAGTCCTGGCCCTGGGAGTAACCACCCACCCATGGGTCTCGCCCAACACTCCCACCACAGGGCGAGGCCCCACCAATGCCCCTATAGCTCAGTTGGTTAGAGCTGCGGACTTTTAATCCGAGGGTCGCAGGTTCGAGTCCTGCTGGGGGCACTCAGTGAAAAACTGAACATGGCGGGGTGCCGGAGTGGACTAACGGAGCTGTCTTGAAAACAGTCGCACCGACAGGTGCCCAGGGTTCGAATCCCTGTCCCGCCGCCAACTGAATACATGGTCCTATGGGGTAACGGTCAGCCCGCCAGATTTTCACTCTGGAAGCCCGAGTTCGACTCTCGGTAGGACTACTCCGATCCGGTGTAGCTCAACGGACAGAGCGGGGGACTTCTAATCCCAAGGTTGCAGGTTCGAGCCCTGTCACCGGAACTCCAACAACTAAATAACCCACTGAGGGTCGTTGGCTGAGCGGCGAAAGCATCCGGCTGTAAACCGGACACAGGGTAGCCAGTCCCACACCGCAGGTTCGAGTCCTGCACGGCCCACTGGTGGAGTGAAGACGCGAATGTGTGAGCTACTTCTTTGTACAGAAAACACATCCTGGGCGCACCCCAGGACCACTTACTCGCGCAGCCTTTTAGCTTCGCTCCACCTCTCCATCTCGGATGGTGTAACGGCAGCACACCGGATTTTGGTTCCGGGCATCTAGGTTCGAGTCCTAGTCCGAGAGCGAACTGCGGGCGTGTCCCTGTCGAGAAGATAGCGACGCGCCCGCAGGTTTACCCAGATCGAAAGGAAACAAGCCATGACTGCTGGCGAGCGTAAGGCCGCAGCCAACAAGCGCCGACGCGCATTCCACATCTCCGCCATGAGCGCCCTGTCTACCCTCTGTGCGGGCGTATTCGCAGCCCTCGGGTTCGTTGGCCTGATCGGCCCCTCCCAGTGGGCTATCAGCCGACAGGAAGCCATTCTCGGAAAGGTCTTCACCGGCTGGCTGACAACCGTCAACATGCCCGCCGCAGGGTGGGGGAGCGAGACCGTGTCCGTCTCCTCCTACACGGGCGATACCGCCCACCTGACCACAGGGGAGATGGCCCCCGTCTCGGACCTGACCCTCACGGCACCGCTCTCGGCGACAGCTGAGCACGCCGTCTTCATGAATACCCTCACCGCAGCGCTCCTCGCTGCACTCCTGCTCCTTGTGGCCGTTGCTATGTGGCCGTCCTACGTCACCGACCCTGCGCAGCTCGAAACAAACCTGACGGGAGCGTTCGAGTGGCCCACTCCCACGACGAGCGAGAAGCAGCGCCAGAAGGCCCGCGAGCATCGCCAGCAGCGACTAGAAGAGTTCGCCGCAGCCCGCGAAGAAGCCGACTCCCTCGACGCTGAACACCAGACAGACACAACCCAGAACGACGCGCAGGAACACTCCGCAGGCACCGAGTTTCTAGCCGCCCGCCTCATGGAAGGAACCCGCCATGAGTGAACCTCTCATCGTCGCGTTCGCCGCGGCCATTGTCGCGTCCGCAGCCTTCATGGTTGCCACTGTCGTCCTCATGGGTGACACGGCCTTCAAGCGCAGCGCAGACACCCTCAGCGCCACGCTCACAGTCGCCCTCATCAGTGCCGCCTTCGCCTCCCCGATCTTCACCCCCGCCACCTACCAGGTGCCCGACGTGATCCACGCCTGGGTGAACTTCGGCCTCGCAACCCTCGCACTGCTCCTGATGATGGTCACGGTGTGGAACATGTTCCGCCGCTACCCCGACGTGCCCCTCACAATCCACTGGAGCGCGTGGGCCATCAACGGCATCCTCGGATACGCCCTATGCGGACTCATCCCCACCATCCACTTCATCCACGCGATCAGCCCGTGGGCCTCAACTACCGCATGACTAGCGTCGCGGTTTGTCCCTGCCCGGCGGTAATGGGAGCCGATTAACGTCGGCTCCTCCCGCTTTTGTCACCCATTACTGGGGTGGCGGAACATCATAGGGGTGGTTGACAGCACCCCGCCCAAGTCAGACCTTGTCCGACTGGGATTCAACGAGACTCTGATACCCGAGCCGTTGAATATTCATCGCGGCCACACGGTCATCGTTAGACCTGTAGCCACAGTTCGAGCAGTGGTATTCGTGCAACCGCTTATCCCTATTCGCTTTGCGTACTGTGCCGCATTTCGGGCAGGTCTGGCTCGTGTAACGCGGGTCAACCACGATGACGGAATGCCCGGCTTTCTTGGCCTTGTATTCGATCATCTGGCGGAGCTGGTAAAACGCCCAGCTGACCTGCACATACCTGTCTTGCACGCGGACTTTTTCGGTTGCGTGACGAACACCTTCAAGGTTTTCCAACGCGAAGAGCGTGGGCTTGGACTGTCGGCTGACGAGTGCCTTTGAGACTTGATGATTCACGTCTCTCATCCAACGGTTTTCTCTCTTGCCGATGTTCCTGAGCCTGCGTCTTGCGCTGCGCGTCCCCCTCTTTTGTAGGGAGGCGCGTAGCCTCTTGTAATGCTCGCGCTTGCTTTTCACCTCCTTCCCGTCGTAGAAAACGGTGCTCCCGTCACTGTCGTAGCTGGTGGCCAGGAAACGGACCCCCATGTCCACACCCACCACTTGCTGTGGCTGGGCCGGTTCGGGTAGTTCCACGGTACTGGGAATGAGCAGGAGCCACTTCCCGTTCCGGTTCAACAGTCGGGCCGTACCGAACTTGCCGTGGCGGTATGGTTCGGGCATATGAGTCCAGTTAACGGGGACTTTGATTCGCCCTTCAAGAGTATTCACGCTCAATCGCCCGTCTTTGAGGATGCTGTAGTCCCTGTTCCATACGAGGTCGTAGCCGGGGGAGTGGTATTCCGGTTGGCTGGTCACCCACGGGCTTCCATGATTCTCTTTGATGGTCCGATAGTTCCCGATGACGCGGATTATGGACGATTGCGCCATCTGCGCTCCCACGTGGTACTCATCGCGGAGCATACGGTAGATGAGCCGACGAAGTGTTTTCTGACTGAGCGTCCTATGCTTCCACGCCGTCTTGCTGACCATGTTGCAGCAGTCGAGGTAAGCGGAGCACGTGTCGGTGAGCGTCTTGGATTGGTCGGGAGTCGTTTCGACACGCACCGCGTAGGTGAGCGTATTAAGCATGTCGCCTCTCCCCTTACCTGATACTAGTTTCAATAACTGCTATTATAGTAACAGATTACTGAAAGGAAGGAGAGGCGATTCCCTCCCCACCCACAAGGAACGGGGAATCCTCGCCAAAAAATCATGAACAGTGGTAAGCGGAAGCCGTTAAAATTGCGGGCTGTGGGCGTAATCGTATTCCTCGCGTTGCTCATGGCCTCCCTCATGTCCACCTGTAGCGGGGTGGGTGCGATGATACAGCGGATAAACAAGTCCCACTCCTCCCGCAACGTGGACACCAGTGCTGTCGCTGAAGGAACCCTCAGCGACCTCAACGAGCTCGCCATCAACGACAACCCCACACCGCCCGAGAAGTACAATCGTGTGGAGCAGTTCGGCCCCGCGTGGAAGGACGTGGACCATAACGGCTGCGATACGAGGAACGACATCCTCGCCCGCGACCTCAAAACCATCAGCGACCGACGTAACGCCTGCGTCATCACCGCCGGCCAACTCGCAGACCCCTACTCGGGCAAGTGGATCGACTTCCGCAAGAAGGACGCATCGAAGGTCCAGATCGACCATGTTGTCGCCCTCGAGAACGCCTGGCAGTCTGGCGCGTACAACCTCACCCAGGAAGATCGTGAAGCTCTTGCCAACGATCCCGACAACCTACTGGCCGTCAACGGCCACGACAACATGGCCAAGGGTTCCAAGAGCGCAGACCAGTGGATGCCACCCAACACCGCATACGCCTGTACCTACGCCTCTAAGCAGGTGCAGATCAAGAGTCGCTACGCTCTCACAGTGACTACACCGGAGAAGCAGGCCCTCGCCGACGCACTGGCAACCTGCACCACCAACTAGAAAGGCCATCCCAATGGCATCATTCACGACAGCGCAGAAGCGCGAAGTAATCCAGAGACATTACCCCACTGCCAACAACATCGCCGTGAAGGGCAACGTCTTCTTCGCCGCCTTCCCCGACGCGGAGCCCATCATCGGCTGGCTCCACTCACCCCGCGAAACCCTGTGGATCCAGGCAGTCGTCCCCGTGAGTACCTGCACCGCCCTACGCACAGTGCCTCCGCTCTGGTTCATCGAAGCGGCCCATCCCTACATGCGGGGCGAAGAGCGAAAGGAGTGGTACCTCTACACACTCCGAGCGGCTCAGCAAACATTCCCATCGGGGGATTACATGCGCTGGATCACTCTCAATGAGGGGCATCCGCTCAGAAAGGCGTTTGGCGACTATTGCGCCTTCGATATTGAAGGCAAGGAGACAGAGTTCCGCATCAAGAACGCCGAGTTGGAGACGGTCAGGACCATTAAGAAGGCCGACCTCCTCTATGTGCTCACGGATGAGCCAGGTAGCCTCTTCTACGAAGTAACACCTTTCTGATAGCCATGACTTACACGACAAAAGATATTCGCCCCGTTTTCGAGCGTGACTGGGGCATAGTTCGCAGATTCGTCGTCAAGGGAAACGTTGCATTCAGCGTCATTGGTACGGGTGTTCCAGTGTTCGGTTTCGTTGTTTCCGCCGCCAAGCCTCGCGTGGAGCCGTGCGTGAGCCTCAGCAGCACCTCGGCTCCTCTGGATGTGGTGCCGCCCCAGTGGTTCGCGCACGCAGCAGCCGAGTTCATCCACGGCATGGGGACTGAGGTGCAACGGAACTACTGGACGACGCTCGTCGCGGCCAGCAAAGCCCTTGGTGGCAACAGTGGACATATCCAACTCGACGAGCAGCACCCATTCGCGCAACACACAGGGGCAGTGACCCTCACCGTGCTCGTGAACCGGGTTGAAGCTACAAACCGGCATGGAGACATGGTAGGTGTCTACACGAAGCCAGGCATCATGCACGCCCTCACCTCCCAACCGGGACCGATCATCTCCTGGTCCTAACCAGAACCATCACCCAATGGCGGCACCCCTCCTCCTAACGTGACAGGGGTGCCGCCACCACGTTGCCGTATGCAACCAACCGAAAGGAATGACCATGACACCGAAACGAAAGCGCCCCACCGACCTCACCCGCGACACGGTCCACGCACAGAAAGACCTCGCTCGCATCCTGCGCGCCTGGGCTGACGACCTCGAGAAGGGTGGTGCAGACATGGATGCCCTCGCGCGGAGAGGGGAGCTTGCTGCGTGGGCGCAGAGGCGCGCGGAGCGCCAGATGCGGCATGTGAGCGCGTCGTTTGAGCGCGTGATCGCGTGCGCGTCCTTGGCTGATCGTCGAGGCGTTACTGGTGGCCGGTGAGGCTACGACGCGGAGGCCCTGGGGCTGCTGGTTGGTGGTTCCGGGGTTTTTCTCAACCCTAAACCGCCTGTGATCTACTTAACCAATTAGGTGGATGTTAGCGCTTGCGGGCAAACTAACCCACAAGCTACGATCAAACCCATAACCCAGTCACACGAAGGAGACACCCTCATGACCACCAACACCGCCATCGACTACACTAAGCTCGCCGACACTGCGGCCAAGACCTACACGACCTCCCGAGATGCGCGCTCCCGCGCCATCGCCAACCTCGCCGTCGTAGACAGCGACCGACGCGGCTACCAGGACATCATCACCGCCGACGGACACATCGACGTGCCCCTATTCGCCGCCTGGTTCACCCAGGACGAAAAAGACGAAATCGCTCAGCGAGCGTCCGCATACTACATGGCCGCCAACAAGTTCGAGGAATACACGCGGGGCACCATGCACTACTTCGAGGACGCGATGGCCGCCAGCACCACCCTCGCGCTCACCACCGAGGTCCACCGCCTCGTCCACCAGGACAGCGACATGGGTGCCCTCCTGCGCGAACTACGCGACAGCGAAGAGGGGCAGGAACTCGCTGTCTATCCCGACTTCTCTAAGATGTTCTCGTTTGTCGCCAATTTCGAGTGCCGCGCCAACAGCGCCAAGGACGCTCTTCTCGATAGCGCATCTGACACCCTCCGCAAGGCAATGGCACCCTACAACGGGGACGCTGTGACGCTCATGCTCATCCGCTTCTTCAGGAGAGACACAGACGAGCACGGAAACCTCGTCTACGACAACCACTACTTTAACCTCCGCAACCTCCCCACACTGCACGATGTTGAAGTCAACAACAACATGCGCGCGACCGAATCCAAGCTCTGCACATACGACACCGAACTCACCAGAGGCAACTACGTGGAAGCGCGCGACCGTCTCAGCAAGGCTATCTCGCGCGCCGCCAAGAACATGCAGGAACGCATCAAGAATGCGTGAAACAGCCTGTGCGACTAAAAGCAGACGGACACGCAGAAAGAAAGAACAAGACACTATGACCGCCATCACCGCCACCCCCGCCCGCGCCCGCGCGCGCCTCACCGACCCCCAGACAAGCTGGGACGCGGCCCTCGCAGTCAACGCTACGAAGTCGTGGCTCCTCTTCGCAGAACTCAAGACCATCGAAAAGGAAGAATGGATCAGTGAAGAGCTGACCGACGAAGCGTTCTTCACTCGCCTCACCCCATCCCGCGCTCGGACCATCGTGTCCGACTGGAAGAAGCGGGGATACGTCGAAGCGCTGCCCAAGCGCGCGAAGACCTCAACCGGGCGCACCGCCCAGCTCCACCAGCTCACACCCAAGGGACGCGAGCTCGTCGCAGTCCTCCGTGAGATCAACCGAAAGGCCAACCAGCAGTGACAGAAGACCCATCCCCACCCACAAGCCCATCAGTGGCGGAAACACTAGCCCGCCTACAGCTCACACTTAAGGCACGCCAGACCAGCGTTGCTCATGCTCTCGTCACGAGGGCGCGTATCAACGCCCGAAACTATCCGTCGGAGGCGACACTGCCTCCACGCATCTCTCGCAAGAAAGGCAACAAGCACAATGGCAGCGAAGAAGGAAGTTAAAGTCCTCCGCAAGTCAAAGAAGTGGGACGACCTCGCCCCGCGCATCATGGCTTACGCGAAGCTCCTCAAGGATCGCGTGAAGAACGCCGAAGGCCCCGTCAAGACGTACATCCTTGACAACCTGGACGAGCGATTCCCGGCAGTCGCCCAGAAGGGCGGCTACAAGATCGATGCCGATGTCCACGGCGACTCCGGCACGCTCTCCTACCGCAAGCCCTCCCGCAAGCCGGGCACCGGCCTCAAGATCGTGGACGCTCTCGCATTCATGGCTTGGTGCGAGGAAAACGGCATCGAGCATAACGCTCAGCCGACCGTCACGTTCCCCGAAGAGTTCGTGACTCAGGAGAACCTAGCCAAGCTCATCGAACAGGCCGGTGGCGTGATGCCTGACGGCATGGACGACGATACGACGCTCAACGCAGCGACCCTCACGGTTCGCATGAGTGAAGAGCAGGCCAAGCACCTCGTGGACGATAAGCTCACCGTCCGCAAGCTCCTCGAGATGCTGGAACTCAAGGAAGACCTCGCCTGACCCCCCTCAACATGTAGAGAAAGGTTACCTACATGGCCCCCAAGACCACCGATGCGCAGCCCGTCGCCAAGAAGACTGCAACCAAGACCCGCACTCCCAAGGCCGTCGAGAAGGCTGAGGAAACCCCCGTCATCTCGCTTGAGGTGCCCGGCTACAAGGCGCTCAGTGAGGAGGAAATGCGCCGCGACATGGCCGAAGCGGCTATCTACGCTCAGGCTGGAGCGCTCGTCCCCTCGCAGATGCGAGGCAATGCTGGCGACATGTACATCCTCATGCAGATCGCCAAGTATCTGAACGTTCCGGTCATCTCGGTTCTGCGTGGCTTCTCGTTCATCGGCGACAAGGATGTGAAGCCGACCATGACTGCGCAGTTCATGGCTGGACTGGTCCGCAACGCCGGTCACACGCTCCGCGAACAGTGGGACGCAGAAACCAACACGGCCACGGCCACGATCATCCGCAAGGACGATCCCTCGTTTGAGCACGTTGCCGTGTGGGACGAGGAGAAGGCCCGCGTCGCTGGACTGTGGGAATCGACCCCCACGTGGGTCCAGTACCCGAAGGCTATGCTCACCGCCCGCGCTATGAGCGAGGTGTGCCGTCACGCGGCCTCCGAAGTCCTCCTCGGGTTCAGCTACGTGCCCGAGGAGTTCCAGAGCCAGGAATCGGCCTCGCGTGTCCTGGACATGCGTGAGCAGGTGAAGCGCGACATGGACGGCCTGCACCTGTCGAACGAGAAGGTCGCAGACCTCCTTGACGGCATTGCCCTCCCCGGTATCCCCGTCATCCTTATGACTCCGCGCGAGCTGGAGGAAGTCAACGCCCGTATCGGCATGATCGAGTACGAGCGCGACAAGGACAAGATCGACGAGGTGCGCGAGCGTATCCAGAAGGGCCTCGATGTCCTGCACCTGACAGAAGGTGCGTTCGCTGAAATCGTGCGCCGCAACGTGCGCCCCGGCAGGGGGTACGACACCATGAACCTGCGTGAGGCTGAGCAGGTGCTCGACGTGCTCCTCCGCCAGGCGAAGAAGTCGGGTAACCGTTCTGGTCAGCGCCAGCCTTCCCAGCAGGCCCCGGCCCAGCAGCCCATGCAGCAGCAGGCTCACGCCCAGCCCGTCCAGAGCGCCCAGCAGCAGGCTCGCCCGCAGTCGCAGCAGGGATACACCCAGTACATGCCCGCGCAGCCTCAGCAGGCACCCCAGCAGCGCCCAGAACCGGCTCAGCAGCCCCAGCAGGCCCCCGCGCCCGCGCAGGAGTCCTACGGCCTCTACGACGAGTCTCAGCGCCCCGAGCAGTACCCGCCGCTCGGCTCCCAGAAGCAGCAGAGCGCATCCGGCATCATGACCATGATCCAGCGCGCCATGCAGAAACAGGGCCTCGCCGAGGATGAACTGCCTTTCGTTCTCGCCCACATCTTCGGAGACAGCGCGCCTGACGTGGACGAGCTGACCATGAACGACATGACCACCGTCTTCGCTGGCATCGAGCGCTACGCAGCAAAAGCTGGAGCAGTCGTAGAACCGGAACCCACCGCTGAACTCCCACTCGACGGCGACGCGCCCGCTGACACTGACAACCTGGACGACCTGGAAGCGTCCTACAGCGCACAGGGAGGCGAGGTGAACGACGATGACGCTGAGGCGTGGAACGAAGGCTGGCCGGAAACGGCAAAGCCCGGCGGTGGTACGAACTAGCACCGGACCCGCCCAGCAAACCCGCGAACTCATCTACGGGCGCGACATGTGGCGGTGCGCCCGATGTGGAAAGGATGTCACCTACATCCAATCCAGCATCCAGCACCGCAAAGCCCGCGGCATGGGCGGCACGAACGACCCGTCGATCAACAGCCCCGCAAACCTCATCGTCCTATGCGGTTCCGGCACCACAGGATGCCACGGCCACGTCGAGGTGAACAGGCGCGAAGCCCGCGAACATGGGTGGGCGGTCTCCCAATACGCAGACCCCCACGACGTGCCCGTCCAATACAAGGACGGCCTGTTCCTCCTCGACGACACCGGCCACCGCATCCCCACCAAATAACCCACCAGCAACACCCCTGAAAGAGGTGAACTCATGTCCCAGCGAATCTACATTGCTCTCCCCTTCGGCTACACGCGCGAAACCGCTTATGCAGCCGAAGATGCTCTCACTCTCCTCGGCTACGAGCCAGCCAACTCCGCCGACAACAACGGCGATGACCGAGCCAACCTGCGTATGTTGACCCAGTGCGACGGCGTACTCCTCGCCCCCAACTGGGAAACCAATCCCATGAGCGCGCTCGCCGCCACGGTCGCTCAGCACCTCAACATCCCCGTGGGCACATACGACCACTGGGCTACTCGCCCCGCCACAGGGGGACAGCGATGAGCCTCAACGACCAGGACAGTGGAGCGCTCAGCTCTCTCGTCATGCCCGAAGCGTGGACCGAGAGGGGCGCGTGCGCGCGAGCCCTCAACCCTGACGCTTGGTTCCCCGAGCGCGGAATCAGCGACAACCGCGAAACCACCCTCGCCCTGAGAGTGTGCGCCGACTGCCCCGTCAAGGATCTGTGCCTCAAGGAAGCACTCGCCCAGGGCCCCTCCTGCGAGGGCATCTGGGGCGGCACCACGCACGCCGAGCGTCGCAAGATGATCCGCATGGGCTGCAAGACCATCGAGGAGTACAAGGCCCTCACAGAGCCGAAGACCGAGGAACCCGCCCGGACCCCCGAGCAGCCCAAGCAGGACACTCCCGCCGTTGAAACTGCCGCCCCCGTGAAGGACAAGACCACCACCTTCCCCGACATCCTCTCGGAGGTGATGCAACTGCCTGGGAACTACACAATCGGAAGCCTGTTCTCGGGCTATTAACGGTGGCCTCGACCTCGGCGTACAACTCGCCCTCGGCCCCGCACGCCTCGCATGGGTGAGCGACATCGAACCCGGCCCCCAAGCAATCCTCGCCCACCACCACCCCGACGTGCCCAACCTCGGGGACATCACGCGAATCGACTGGAGCCAGGTCGAACCCGTAGACGTAATCTGCGGCGGCTCACCATGCGCCGACCTCTCACTCGCCGGCGCTCGAGCTGGCATGACCAAGGACACCCGCTCAGGCCTATGGGAGTCCATGTTCCACGCAATCACCGCCATCCGCCCCAGGCTAGTCGTCTGGGAGAACGTGCAAGGAGCTCTCAGTGCATCAGCTTTTAGCCTCATGGAACCCGGAACGGGACATATGGGAGGACGGCCAACCGGACCTGTTCTCCGAGCGCTCGGGCGTGTACTCGGAGACCTTGCCTCCATCGGGTATGACGCGACGTGGACAGTTGTTCAGGCTTCCGACGTTGGAGCGCCCCACAAGCGGGCCCGAGTCTTCGTTGTTGCTCACCCCCACGGCCAACCTTGGCTCGAACGGTGGGAGCCAGCCACCCGAGAAACGCCGGGAGGGCGGTCATGGTCCGACATTAGCGGACGTGATCGAACACCTCGAACACTGATCCCCACACCAACCGCATCAGACTGGAAGGGCGGCTACCACCAGGAGGGGAAGGGGATGAGCCTGTCTCAGGCAACCAAGCTCCTCCCCACTCCCGTCGCCCAGGCCCCAGGGAACACCGCCGAAGCCCACCTGCGGAAGAAGCCAGGCCGCACACAAGTCACCGACTTGGGCATCATCGCCCGCGAAGGCCTCTTCACGACCGGAGGGAACCTTCTGCCCACCCCACAGGCCACCAACGCCACCTACTCATCCAACGGCTACGGCCCCAACCTGCACGAAACCGCAGGAACCCTACGCGACAGTTTCGGCCCCTACGCGCCAGCCGTCGCCCACTGGGAAACCATCACCGGGCGCACAGCCCCAGCCCCGACAGAACCCCCTCTACGCGAGGGAGGCAAGCCCCGCCTGTCTGTCCGCTTCGTCGAATGGCTCATGGGACTGCCCGACGGGCACGTCACAGGCGTAGGCCTATCGCGCGAGAAAACCCTACGCGCCCTCGGCAACGGAGTTGTCCCCCTGCAAGCAGCCGAAGGGATCCTGCGAGCCCTCCAGCAGGAACGCCAAGTCGCCCTCGAGGAAGGCTGGCCCGAATACGCTCAAGGAACATGATGAACACCCTTCGTAGCACACGCCCCCGCAGCCGCGGCTACATCACGTGCGACATGTGCAGCACGAGGATCCCTCGAAACGTCCAGTACTCACGCACGGAAACCGCCGACATGGGCACCATCATCACGGTTCGCGTGTGCGATCACTGCACCACATGCGTCAACTTGTGCGCACGAGATACGGATTGGCAGTTCGGCGATGACGGCTTCACAGCTGACGATCTCCGTGAATGGGCGCTCAACAGCAGCGCCATAGAAGCCACCCAGTACCTCGCTCGAACCGAGCACACACTTCCTTGAAAGGACCAGTTTCATGAAGAGCCAGGCATTCATCACCACACGCAACCACGAAGCTGACGCAGCCCACCTCAACGCCCAAGGCCTCCGCATCACCATCGAAACAGACCCAGACGGAACACCGTTCCTCGCGCTCACGGCACCGAATGGAGTGAAGCGATACCTGAACCCCGGCGACGCGCTCGTGTGGAACCCCCGCTACTTGCCGATCTCCGCCGCCGTCGTACCAGAACCCCTCGTGACAGCACTCACGGAGCACATCTCCTCACTCATCTCAGCAGCAGCCAAGAAGCACCGCCGATGAACGCCGAAGACATCCTCAACGCCCTACGCCACCACTATCCGACGGCAGCATTCGTTCCCGAGCTCACCATCAACGACGAGCAGTCCCTCGCGGACTACTACGAACAGGGTGAGCATGAGGCATTCACTCGCCGCATCGACGCGCTCATGTTCGACAAGCACATCCGCACGGCCATCGAGATCAAGGTGGACCGAGCCGACGCGAAGAGAGAAAGCCTCGCCAAGGTCCGTGCCTGGCGGCAATGCACGCACAGGTTCCTCTACGCCACGCCGGCAGGCCTCATCGACAGCCCTCCCATCATGAGCGGATCAATCGGCCTCCTCTGGGTCTATCCAGACGGGCGCATTGAGTGGCGCAAAAAGTGCCGCCTCAACCCCTCCCCAGAACCGCTACCTCTAATCGTCCAAGAACGTATCGCACACCGAGCCAGCCGCTACGCCCTCGTCCCCAAGGAACTACGCCCATGACCTTCAACCCGCAAATCACACAAGCCCTACGCCCAGCCGAAGATGGGACCATGAAACGCAAGAAGAAGCTCCGCTGGGGCAAGACCAGCTGGTGCGTGAAGCCTCCCCGCAAGATCCGGTACCGCACCAAGCTCGACGCGAAGCTCGCCCTCGCCTCCACGCAGCGCTCACGCAACCCGCGACGCGAAGAACGCCGCTACTACAAGTGCCCAGCGTGCAAGGGTTGGCACCTCACCTCACACTGACTACCGCACGGTAATAAACAGTGACACTTTGAGCGCTTGGGTCTCGTTCTCCACGGGGGCTAGACCCAAGCGAAGCGAGTCGCATAGTGTATAACGCTTGCCCAAAAGGGTTGATATATAGCCAAAAGGTGCACTTTGGAGAACATGTTCCTATGTCCTGGTTTAGATTCGCGCACTATGGTATCCCATTTGGCGTGAGGTAAGCATAAATACACTGTGACCCACTTAACCAAATATGGGGATAATGTGCCCCCAAAACAGTGGTACCGTTGCCACAACAAACCATCCATGCAGACAGGCAGAAAGGAACGTCGCCATGGAACAGAACCAGATCCTCGGATACCTCGGGGGCCTTTTTCAAAAGAACGCGCCGATCACCGACGAGGTGTTCAGCGCCCTCAAGGAGTGCCTGACCCCCTACAACGTCGGCGAAAACACGAAGGTGTCCGGCGACACCGTGCGTATCCGCGCCGCCATTGATTCCCTCGGCTTCCGACACGGCATCAACCTCGACGCATACGTCGAATACCAGGAGAATGAGGGAGAAGCACCCATTGTCTTCCTCACCATCGAGTCCGAAGATGGTCACTTCTCATCTCGACATTCCAAGTTGACCTTCAAGATCAACGAGACCGGCTACGCGAACACTATCCTTGAGTGTTCCAGCCGCAACGGGGAAGGCTGGCACGCATACCAGATCCCCACCATGCTCGGCGTGGGTGCAGCGTACTACGCGCTCCTCGCATGGGAGGCCTACAAGGGAATCGAGGCAGGCCGTCTCGAAGCAGTCGTACCCGAGGACGACTGGTACAGCTACCTCAAAGACTTTCCCGAGGTTGAAAACGATGAGCGCACAGAGGAAGAATGCCTCACCTCGGCGCTCATGCTCCTGGCCCAGAGCGCCGAAGAAGCCAGCGACGATGACGAAGAGGGGGACGAGTGAACGCCACCTACTTGCCCCCGACCGACAAGGCCGCATCTTTCGCGTCGCAGCTCCAGGTCCACTTGGATCATGTCGCGCGCGTCACTGATCCTCTCTCGCATTTGGAGAACATCTGCATGGGAGAGCTCCGCGCTCTCGACCGACGCAACGGTCGCGCTTACCTGCACGACGGCTCCGCCATCACTGCTCGCAAGAAGAGCAGGAACGCTGAGTGGGTCGTTGAAGCGCGCGGCCCCATCAAGAAGAAAGGACAGTTCATCCGATGAGTTATCGACGGTGGATCTCGGACGTAACGTTCGAGGCGGGCGACCTCTCTAAGGCAACCTTCACGCGAGCCGACGAAGCGATGTTCGAGCAGTGGCTCGTCAACTACATCGCCACTCACGACGAGCTCAGCAAACAGGGGCTCAGGGGCGACATTTACCTGATGTTCGCCTGTGACTTCACCTACGGCCCCGACGGGCGACTCGTAGGCTTGTCAGCCCATTTCCCCTGGGATGACGATTACGTCCCTAGCTTCTTCCCTATCGAGCTGGCGGGAACCAGCCTGTTCTTCCGCGAGCGCGGAGTGCGCTTCAAGCTGGTCTTCAACAAGGCTGGTGAAGAGGACGATGATCGCTCGCAGATCACCACTACCCACGGCGGCGTGTGGGAGGCTTACGGGAAGCTCGTTTATGGCAAGCGTGAGCGCATTTTCTAAGTCGATCACGGTGTGGGTGCCGGGTAAACCCGAGACGCAGGGCTCTACCCGGTGCTTCACGCCCCAAGGCTCCCGCAAGCCGGTCATCGTTCACGACAATCCCCGGCTCGAAGCGTGGCGCACCGCCGTCACCTTCCTTGTCAAGCACGCCGCCCACAAGGCCCGCTGGGACACGCCCCTGGACGAGCCAGTCGAGGTAGTCGCTGAGTTCTACCTCCAACCTCCTAAACGACCACGGTTTAAACTCCCCGCCGTCAAACCCGACCTCGACAAGCTCCAACGAGCAATCGGCGACGCTCTCGGAAACGGGATACTCCGGGACGACAGTCGCATCGTCCACTGGAACGTGTGGAAGCACTACGGCACAAAACAGGGCGTGAAACTCACGCTCACACGACTCACCCAGGAAGAAGTCACCAGACTCGCTCAGGAAGGAGAAGATGACCAATGATGAAGGTAGCGAAAACGACGCTGCGTAGCGTCCTATGCGCCGCCCTGTTCACCCTCGGAACAGTCTCCACGTTCGCGTGGCTCATCGGCTTCGGCAGCGGCCTCGTAGCCTTGTGCGCAGCACTGCTGCACCCCTCCCTCGTCGTTGATGCGGCACTCCCGCTTCTTGGAGCTGGGGCTGTCAGCTTCGCTGCTAGGGGCATCTCCATCTTCGGCTTGCGCCTCATGACCCCGAACGACAAGCGCCAATCCCTCCGAACCGACCTCATTGGATGGATCGGCTTCGTCGATGACGAGACCTTGCGGATGACGCTAGATGCAGGAAAGGAAGTGCCAAATGGGTATGCGAAGACCACCAACTGACCAGCCGCGCCCCTGCCAGCTCAGGCGCACCCCCGAAGCTATGCAGGTCACCAGCGACAACCTGCGCCAGGTAGCCCGATGGTGCCACGGTGCTCTACAAACCGAGGGTGGCAAGATCGCCCTCATCGAGGTCACAAACACCATCACCTCACACACGACCATCGCCCACGTCGGCGATTACATCGTGCGCCGATACCGCGGCAACCGATCCATTTTCACCGCCATTCCGTGCGACGAGTTCGAGCAGGAATGGACACTCCGACCCATCAAGAAGGAACCCCGATGAGCAACAACGACAACGAGCTCCGCATCAGCGGAAACCTGACCCGCGACCCCGAGCTGCGCTATACGCAGTCCGGGAAGCCCGTCGCATCATTCACCGTCGCCGTCAACCGCCGAGTCCGCGACCAGTCCGGCAACTGGGTGGATGGCACCACTCTCTTCGTGCAGTGCGTAGCCTGGGAACAACTCGGCGAGAACGTCGTAGAGTCCCTGCGAAAGGGCGCGACTGTCGCTGTCGTGGGCAGGATCGAGCCCAAGGAGTACGACTCGAACGGCGTGAAGGTTCGTGGCTTCGAACTGATCGCCGACGATGTTAGTGTCTCCCTGCGTCGCCAGCAGGCCACCGTCAAGAAGACCGCCCCCGCACCCAGCGGTCAGGGTAACGGCTACAACTCCTACAGCCCCAACACTCAATACACGACAGACCCCTACAGCACAGGGGCACCTTTCTAGCCCAGACAGGACACAACAATGGCCAGCGCCTCCCACATGTTCCCGTTCATACTCACCCTCCCCGACGGAACCCTCCACGATGCAGTCCGCATCTACGCGGAAACCCTCGAGGCCGTCGCAGAATGGTGCGGCGGGGAAGTGGGAGGCGCAGCCATCCCCGGCAAAGGCACCGTCGCCGGCATCCTCTACCCCACAGGTAAAGGCCACGATGCGTTCGCGCCCGTCGGCTCCTACCTCCTGCGAGGAGCCGTCTCTGCTCAGCATATGAGCGCCGAAGAGTTCAACAAGGTCTACACGAACCTCTGACAGTCCATGCCCGCCCAGACAGCTCAGCAGATCATCGCCACAGCACGCCGCAACGCAGCCACACTCCCATCCGAGCAAGCCGCCGCCCGCGAGCGCCGCAACACTGCACGCAAAGCCGCTCGCAAAGCCCGCGAAGCAGCCAAACCAGTACGCGCCACACGAGAACTCCCACCCATCGACGGCGCGCACTGGGCAAAGCGGCGATACGGCTCCAACTGGCTCTACCCAGCAGTCCAACTCACCAGCCCCCACGTCGCACGTCTCATTACCCAATGGGCACCACGCACCACCCGCTATGTCGAAACCCCCTCCACGTGGGGCCTGTACGTGTGGAACAGCAGGCGCGGACCTGAACCCGTTCTCGCACAAGAAGGCTGGTACATTGTGCGCACAAAGTATGGGCTACGAGTAATGCAACCAGCCGTTTTTCAGCAGCTTTACGAACCCTTCGCGCCACAAAACAAGTAATACTCACCTAGCGGCAGGCAATGCCTGAAACTGCAACAAAACAAAGGTGGCAACAACCACATTACGCGCATTAAAGAGGCGTTTTTAGTTGCAAAACAACCACTTTCACAACCGCCACAAACTAATACGCCAACAAAAACAAGAAAATGCGCTTGAAAAACATTCAGCGTACATATAGGCTTTCCACGAAAGCACGGAGCGAGGGGGTGCTCACCCCCTCCATCAACACAGAAGGAGTCAATACCTTGACCGTCACTTTTAAGCGCTCGGCCCTCACGAAGGCCGTCACGTTCTTCGCGCTCGCGGGCCTGAGCGTTATCGCCCAGCCCGCGGCAGCGACGTTCGCAGCGCCCGACAATGCTACCGACGGCGCTCCCGCCGCCGCTACCCCCGATGGCGACAATAGGATCATCGCATCGGACCCCGGCACATCTACCGCAACTGGTGGCATCAAGATCACCAACACGAACGTGAGCGGTCGTTACGGAGACAAGTTCTCCGTTAATGCAACGCTCGACATTAAGGTCAACTACGAGGGCGATAAGGTTGAGAAGGGTGCCACCTTCTCCGTCGGCCTGGGTGATGGCCTTCAGATCCCCAGCGGCTTCAACTCTGTGGCCCTCAAGGCCACTGCTCTCGATGGTTCTGAGAAGACCATCGGTCAGTGCGTCGCCGCTAACGGCACCTTCACCTGTACCGTCACTGAGAACGTTGCCGAAGTCCTCGGGGGCAACGGCTCCATCAAGAACGGCTTCGTGAAGCTCGAAGCCACCCTAACCAAGGCCAGTATCGGCAAGACCACCACCGATGTGGTAGTTGACGGCACCAAGCACACCGTGTCGCTCGGCAAGGGGGTTGTCGGCGAGGAAGTCACCCCCGGCGACCACAAGTTCTGCTTCTCTCACGGAATGACCCCGGAAGGCCTGTACGAGTTCATGTGCTGGCTCCAGGCCCAGGGAAACCCCGGTGACACGATCACCATTGTTGAGGGACGAGACGACATCACGTTCAAGAAGACCGTGTACACCACACCTACGGAACACGGTGACTGGGCTAACCCCTCGGCCACAGGCAAGGCAACGGTGAACGGAAAGACCATCACGTTTACCATCCCCGACGGCACCGGCACGCAGGAAAACCGTGTCGGAGTCCTGGTCGCCACGTCTGAGAAGACGATGACCAACACCGCCACCGTCAACGGCAAGGAAGTTTCTTCCACCGTTACGTGGCGCGCCAAGGGTTCCTCGGGCGCGGAAACCGACGAGGATGCCAAGCCGGTTCCGCCCACGCCAACTCCGACCCCGGACCCGACACCGGAGCCGTCCGAGCCTCCGGCCCCCACGCCTGAGCCCTCGGAGCCTCCTGCTCCCACCCCGGAGCCTTCCACGCCTCCGGTCACCCCCGACCCTGAGCCGCCCGCTCCGACACCGGACCCCACCCCGGAGGCACCGAAGCCGGACCCGAAGCCTGAGCCCACCCCGGAGCCCTCGGAGCCTCCGGTCCCCACGCCCGCTCCGACACCGGATGCTCCTAAGCCGGATCCGAAGCCCACGCCTGAGCAGCCCACCCCGGACCCGAAGCCGACCCCGAACACGCCTCCGGTCACTCCCGACCCGGAGCCCAGTGTTCCCCCGGTCAGCCCGGACCCCAAGCCCAGCATTCCGCCTGTGACCCCTACCCCGGACCCCTCGGAGCCTCCGGCCACGCCTGAGCCCTCCACGCCTCCGGCTCCCACGCCTGAGCCGAAGCCGTCCGAGCCGACCACACCTGTCACCCCCAACACGCCCAGCACCCCGGACACTCCTCCGGTGACCCCGAAGGCCCCCACGCCTTCCGCTCCCGCCAGCAATGGCGGTGGCACGCTGGCTAAGACGGGTGCCGACGCTGGCCTGATCGCTGGCGCTGGCGTGCTCGCCGTCGCCGGTGGCGCGCTCCTGGTGGCCCGCCGCCGCCAGAACAAGAACTGACACCAGTCAGCAAATCGGGAGGCCCCAGAGATGCAATACTCTCCGGGGCCTCCCCCCTTTTTAGCGAACCAAGGTTTTGTCCGGCCTTGCAAGGCTTTTAATGTTGCCGCAGTAATGCGCGTAATGCTACAGTAGGGCATTAAGAAACAATTACATGGGAAGGAGCAATAAATGCTCAAGAAATACCAGGTCACCAAGATGGTTGACGACCTCGACGGCTCCGAAGCCACCCGCACCATCAAGTTCAGCATCGACGGCGCACACTACGAAATCGACCTATCTGACAAGAACGCGGACAAGTTCCGCGAGGCCTTCGCACCCTACATCGCTAACGGTCGGCGCGTGACCTCTCGGAAGTCATCACGCAAGACTGGCAGCGCCAGCACAGGGCGCGCTCAGCGTCAGAAGACGGCAGAGATCCGCGCCTGGGCCATCAAGAAGGGCTACACGTCATCCACGCGAGGCCGACTTGGCCCGACCATCATTGAAGCCTACGAGGCCGCACACAAGGACCACTGATACTTAGCAGCTAAGGCAAAGGAAATCATCATGAAGATTGTGTTTGAGGACAACATCATCGTTGACCCGTCTACCAACTCCGCCATCCCTCTACCCAACATGACCATTACAGTCGGCTACAAGGACATGCCTGCCGTCGCATCCATCGACATGCGCGGCGAGGTGGACCTGCGCACCCTCCCGGTGGGGACGTTTATCGTCACTGTGGGGCCGACAAAGGACGTTACCCATGAGGACCGCCAGTACATGAAGTGCAAGCGCTTGTGGCGCGGCTCCGACGAAAGCACCTGGGACGACCATTCCCTCGCGGAAGAGCTCACCGAGCAGACGCTCGCAGGCCGTCGAGCCATCATCCGCGACATCCCCAACTACCCCATCTACTAAGGGAAGCAGGAGAATCGTCATGTATGATCCCGGTGCTCTCACAGAGCTCGCCCTCAAGAACGGCGCGAAGATCAAGCGCAGCATGGAGGAGATCCACGATGCCATTTTGGCATCCCCACAGGTGAAGATCACACCGTTCAAGACTCCTGCGAACTTCTTCGACAGCGATGCGTCCTTTGAGGTGCAAGAGGGAAGCAACACCATCACCATCTCTTTTGAGGCGACTATTTCCGCACCCGTCAGCACACACGTTGGCGACGAGACACTGACCGATGTGGAGTACGGTCGCTCCTTCACCTGCGAAGCAGTGCTGGATGTCGAAACAATGCGCATCAAGGAAGGAAGCCTTCGCCTTGTTGACTTCCACTCCTCGAGCGAAGATGCGACCTCAAACAAGGAGAGGCTGACAAAAGAAGCAGAACAGCAGGCTCGGAAGTTCATATTTGATCGCGAGGAGGTAGCGGAGAACCTGTCTGGTTTGCCCTATGGCGAGTCCTACCTCCACGCCGTTCGCCTAGGCCTTGTGGAAAACCCTGAGCCGTGGGTGCAGGCCTTTGTTGACGACCTACGCACCCAGTGCTGCGCAGTGTTCGACAGCGAGGAGACGTACTGCGATCCGGCCAGCCCGGAAGCCGGTCATGGTTCTTTCCCCAACGACCTGTACCCCATCCATGACCGGGTTCGCAACATCCTGCGCGCTGGCCTCCGCGGCGAGGGCGAGTGGGCGGCGTATGCTCCGCTGATCCGCGCAGCCACTCCCGAGAACGTGCGGAGCCTGTACAGGCTCCGCGAAGAGCTTCCACTGCTGAAGGCGGAGGATCTGCCGGTCTCCACCGAAGACACGAAGACCCTGGGAGAACTGCTCTCCGTCATGGAGCTGATCGGAGTCTCTACCCCGGAGCAAGAAAAGCTGGTCGAACAGCACAAGGCTCTGACACAGCTGCATGACGCAGCTCCGCGTACCGACCAGTTCTACACCTCTCTTTTCGAGAAAGAAGGGTGGGCGGCGGTTGAGCGAATCAACCTCTACAACAACAGTGTCAACACCATCGCCACTGAGGGAATCTCCCAGCCCGTCGCGGATGCCGTTAAAGCACTGAGGTGGCACCTTAAAACGAACGGCGTTCTCCGCACCCTATATGAGGCTCAGGAGAAGCGCGGCAAAGTCAAGCCACTACAAGACCTGAACTGCCTCCCTCTCGGCGCGTACCTCCGCGTGAAGGGCTCATGGTGGGAAGCATGTGAGAGAGAACAGGGTAAGCCTGTACGTGAACTCAATACGTTCCTTCCGCACGAGTACGTCTTCGCTGTTGAAGAAGGGCGTAGCGAGCAGGTACGTAGCGACTGCGCTGACTTCCTCGCACACTTTATCCCGTTCCCCGTGCTTGGAACCACCCAGCTTCTTCGAGGTTTGCTTCCGTCGAGAATTAGCGCCGTGGATGCACTTATTATCAGTGCGCTAACACGCAGCAAGAAGCCATACTCAAAAGACGAACACTGTTCTCTGTTGGAGGCTTGCGTGTCCGCAGGACTATATGACACGTCATACGTGGAATCTTGCGGAGAAGAAGAACTGTCGGCGATTGCTCCTCATCTCAATTTGCTGGAGCCTCTGCTCTCTAAGCAAAAGGAGCTACACGAGGCACTTGATGCTGCCGTCAGGCCGACAGCTAAGCAGGCCCCCACTTTTGGGGAAATCAGAACGCTTATGCAGGCGATTGCTGACACACTGCCGCTACTCGATAGCGTGCATTGCATGAATAAGCAGTGGGTTTCTGTTCAAAACCACCTGCGCCGCAACGGCGTGCCAATGGACAAAGAGCGCCAGACAGAGCGGCAACAACGCAGTGAAGTTGTAGACATGCTCCTACACAAGTTGCACCTCACCGAGGCCGATCTGGAACACGTCAAAACGAGTCGCCAGCTCTTGCTTGGAGAAAGCGAAGAGTATGTTAATGGCTCAACATTTGGGTCATTTATCGACAGGACACTGGATTGTTTCTTTGCGGTTCCAGGGTACTCCTGGCCGGACTATTTCAATAACGATTACGACCGTGAGCATGTGCGGACGAACCAGAAGCTACGGCACGATGCGCATGTTCCCACTTCCCAGATTGAGGTTGACTGGGGCGGGCTACAGGCTCGCATCGTGAAGAATGTCTTCTGGGCGTTTATGGAAAAGTCACCCCAAAGGGACGCAGTGTTCACAAAAGACGAATCTAAGCGCATTTTGGACTACGTGCGAACTGGAAATGTTCGAGATATTGTGTACGAAAGCTACACGTGGGGCCAATCTCCTTCTTATGACGATGCCTTCAAAGTGTTTGATAGAACCAACGGCACTCGGATGGACCCCGACGGGCATATCGTCATTACCCCTTATGAGGATGAGGATGCGCCTGAAAGAAGAAACGGAGGGCGAGTTGCAAACGAGCGCGCACGCTTGGCAAATGAACTCTACTCGCGAGCGGATGTCCAAGGCTACCAAGTAAACATCCGTAGTAGCTATGTCGTCGCAGTTGGCGGCACGGGCCGAGGGGACACGTGCACATACGAGGGGCAGGAAGTCCCCCATTTCCACGGGACAGCTGACGAACTGTTCAGTCTGAGGGACTGGTGGTACACCCACAATGGCTTCGACTTTAAGGAATACGCGGAGCTCATCAAAGCTGACCCTCGAACGTGGACAACGTACTGGATCCTTCATTCCCCGTTCCAGTACGAGTTCATTCATCGACACTCGACGGAAAGGCGTAGGCATCTCTGATTGATCGCACCTGCAAGAAGAGGAGGGATCTACTTTCGAGTAGACCCCTCCTCTCTGCTATGTGTGGAACCGAGCCACCGTGGTGGCGGTGCCGTCAGTCAGCAAGAAGGTGGTAGATGAGTGAGGGGCACGTGTAGGGCGTGGCTCCGAATCGCCCCTCGAGGTAGTTCTTGGTGATGTTGCTCCCTGACTGTAGGCCGGTGAAGTCGGAGAGCTGGTAGAGCGTGGTGGCCTGGGCGCTGTTCTTCTCTGTGAACCAGATGCGCTCACGGTTATGGATGGGGCCGCGGCCAATGTCCATGAGTGCGATGTCGTTGGTCGTGAAGATGAGCTGGGCTCCCGTCTGGTTGACGGTGAAGGCGGTGAACCAGTTGATGATGATGCGACCAAGCTCCGTGTGGAGGGAGGCAGTCAGGTCGTCTACGACAAGCACCTGCCCGCTGGTGAGTGCGTCAACGGCTGCGGCGGCGAGTGCTAGCCACATGATGCTCCCCGAAGACGCTGAGAGCGCCGTGTGGGGGACTGTGTGCTCCCCGTAACGGAACTCGAGGAGGTGGGGGAGAGCCTTCGTGAGCGTGACCTCCGCAGCCTCTCTGTCTGCGGGCGTGTGATGTGTGGAGCGTGCTGGCCGCTGGGGGGTGCGCAGCTCGATGCTCGTAGTGCCAAGGTCTGCGACCTGAGCGAGCGTGCTTAGGGCCGTCGTGTCGAGGCTGCGCGACAGAAGGTGCCTGGCGATATGCAGGTATGCGTCCTCCATCGAGGGAGCGCCGACACGGAAGACCTTGACCCCAGTCGTGAGCGCGTCGCGGACGGGTTTCACCTGCGGGTCGCCCATGAGGGACGCTCGAGTGAGAACCAGTTCGTTCACGTTGACATGGGGGAGACCTTTTAGGCCGGTCACAGCCCCGTGCATGTCGCGCGAGTAGATGGTGTTCCACCGCTTGCGGGCAACGCGCAGGCGCTCCCCTGCAACGCCGTCTGCGTTCCGAGACAGGCTGTACTCGTAGCGCATGTTATCGAGGATGAACTCGACGCTGTAGCAGGTGGGCTTCGATGCGTCGTAGGGCCTGTAGGGGAGCGCGTTCGCCCCCAGGGGCAGGAGGGTAGTGATCGCACTCTTCATGTGGTGGAAGGCTTCTAGGATGTTCGTTTTCCCAGAGCCGTTGGGGCCGTAGATGCCTGCGAGGCGGTGCAGGTAGTCGCCCCACTGGGTGCCTCCTGGCGGATTGAGGGTGCGTATTGCCGATAGGGCGAGGTTGAGGGTGGCCTCATCCCTGATCGACTTGTGATTGCTAATTGTGATGTTGAGCAGTTGCATACCCACAAAGTAACACACATAGGCGCATTTATGATATTTTTTATCACGAACGCGCCGAACAGTGCTCCAAACCGAGAAAGCGAGACCGCCATGAAGGAAGTCCAATACATCCCACTTGGGGATATTTGGCCACAAAACCTGTCCAAAGAAACGCAGCAGGCGATTCGACACACCGGGTATCTTGCAGACCTAAAGCCGGACCACCCAGCCTTCACACAGGATACGAATAGCTACACCATCTTCGCGCAGACGCGCCGCCGCACATGTCCAACCCCCGAGCTCCAGTACCACTGGGACAAAACCCGGCGCTTCCTGGAAGGAGTCCTCCGCATGAAGAGCGTGGACATCTTCCCCGTGGCCTACTGGGCATGGCAGACCTCCCTGTGGATAAAGGACGCGCAAGATGACTTCACGCGCCAAATGCACGAGCGCAGCGGCGTGCTCGTCGCCCCCGACGACGGGACCGTCGTCGGCTACACGATGTGTATGCCAGTCAACTCCACCTCCGGCGCACAGTGGAGCGAATCCGTGCTCAGGCCCGACACATGCGAAGCCTACGGTCTCGACGCTGACAAGCCCATCCCGGTGGGGAACGGCTACTGGTTCGTACACCCCGCCATCATGCACGGCCAGCAGATCGCACACGTCCGCTACGTCAGCGTTGGCATGGGAACCGCCATCAACTCATAGCGAAGATGCAGCCCGACGAAGTAAACGGGATCCCTGTCGAAGCGACGAGTCTTCCCCTGTCGCTTCCTACTGATGTGCGCGCCGCCGCCCTCGAGTATGCCTACATGGGCGTGACGCTCAGTAAGCGCCTTAATCAATATGCAGGGTTTCCGCAACCTCAACCCCTGGATGTGGCAGACATTGCGCTTGATCCGTCACATGCAGCGGAGCTCCTGCGCGCTGAATGGGGGCTTTCTGACAGGCCAGTCCACAGCATGATGCGCCTCCTCGAAACGGTGGGAGTGCGTGTCTTCTCTCTCAGCCAGTGGCAAGCAGAGGTCAGTACGTTCTCCTTCATGTGGGAGGGGGTGCCTTACGTGTTCCTGCAAACAGGGCGGGATGCTGTAGCGCAGCGTTTTTCCCTCGCGAGCGAGCTAGGGCACCTCGCCATGCACGCCACCGACACTGAACCAGTTGGCACGCTGCGCAGGATCGAAGAGGCCAAGGACTTCGGGAGAGCGTTCCTCATGCCACCGTGCGCACTCTATGCCCACGGGAGCACCTGGACATCGCACGATGTCATCAACGCTTCCGTCATGTACGGAGCGCCTACAGGGGAACTGCTCTGCCACCTGTACGCTCTCGGTGTCATCAGCCTTCACCAAAAGACTGAGGTCGCCGCCGACATCAAAGGTGATCGCCCTAGCTGTCCTGTTGAAAGGTCGGAGCATCTACAGCGCATCAGACTCCACGCGCTACGCGAAGCTGCCAGCAAGACCGGCATCAACGTCGCAACAGCATCCGAGTACCTGCGCGACCTGACCATCCGATCCGTATAACCAACTGGCATGAGCCCCTAGCGGCACTCTGCCCCTATAGGCACAATCATCCAGAGAGGAACACCATGAGGACATTCTTCATCGTCCGAGGAGCGCCCGGTATCGGCAAGAGCACCTTCCTCAGCCTCTACCAGGCCCGCGGCCAAGTCGTCTCCCTCGACGGGATCCGCGACGTGTTCGCCATGCCCATCCCCGACTGGGACGGCGTTCCCGGAAGGTCCATCTGTGGGGACACTGAGGGGACGATCTCCCGCGTCCTCGAGTCCGCCCTGCGGTCACGCTTCGAGCAGGGTGGCGACGTGTTCTTCGACGCGACCAACCCGGAGCTGCAACAGTTCAAGCACCTCGCCGACATGTCCCGAGCCTACGGCTACCAGGTCGCTGTCATCGACATGCAAGGGAACGCCACCGACGACATGATCCTCGCGCAGAACGCGAAGCGCGCGGGCAGCGTCACCTACGTCCCCGAAGAAGACGTTCTCAGGATCTCAACGCGAGTCCGTGAGGGCACCCGCGAGTGCCGCCGGTACGCGGGACGTGGCATGTGGGTGTCCGCCCAGTGGGAAGAACGCGACTGTGGGCTGCACCTGGTCAACCTCGATGCCATGCGCGACTTCGTGCGCTCCACCATCGACGGGTACTACGTCAAGACGATCACCCCGAAAGTGGGGGAGCGCGTCGTCATTGTCGGGAGCGCCTACGGTGGCGCTCAAACCCTCAGCCAGGCACTCATGGAAGCATGGGACGCGACCAAGGACGCGCGCGCCGTGACGTGGGTATTTCTCGGGGCTACGCTCGCATCCAGCCCACACGTCGCCCAGGCGTGGAAGATCCTCAAGTACTTCGAGACCCAAGCCAAGCAACACGGCCACACCACCATCTTCCTTGAGGGGCTAGATGAGACCTTCCTGCGCGAAATCCTCACACGCGCCACCAGCCCCGACATCTTCCCCGAAGCTCGAGAAGTTATCGACGCAATCACCCAAACGGGAACACAGAAACGCGACCTCCTGCACCACCTGAACCACCTCACCTGCGCGCTCACCATCCACACGGACAGAGGCACCTACTACGTCACCACCGGCGGCACCGCAAACCAGGACCGCACCCTCACCGCCCTCGAGTGCACCAACGGCGCAAACGACCGCACCAGCACCTACCGTAGGAAGATCAACTACGAGGACTACCCGGAACCCCTCAGTGAGGCAGCAGCCCGCTCCGACATCACGATCATCCACGGCCACAGGAACACACTCCACAACATGCCCCGACTCGTCGCCCTCGAAACCGCAACCGCGCCCGGTTACGTGATCCTCTGACCAGTCGCCAACACTCACAGACCACAACCGCTTTCACGACGAAAGGAACACCCCTCATGGGACAACGAGGCGTACACGCCACAATCACTCAAGACGAGCGCACCGGCCTCGTCACCGTCAACCACGTGACGGTCCAATGGAGCACGCACATCGCCCAAATCATCCAGTTCGCCCTACAGCACGCGGGCAAGGACGGCTACACCCAGGACGAGTTCCTGAAGCTCCTCAAGAAGACCGTCGCCGACATGGAGCACATCAGCGCCTTCAATTGCTCCGACGAGGATGATACGTACTACGACCGTCACGACCCCATGGAGGGCTACTGCTTCGTCGCCCACAACCATGAGGACGGGAAAGAATACCGCCTCGGCATTGACGACGGTGACGGCCTGCTTCTATCGAAGTGCAAGGAGTCGGAGCGCTTCTCAACCCCTCGCGCGTTCGCCAAACGCAAGGCGGCTGAAAAGTTCATCAAGGAACACGGCCATGCTCAGGATGCGGTGTCGTACCTATGGGATCTGGACACCAACCAGTTCACGTTCTTCACCGTCCGGGGTGCTCTCGAGGCCTACGACTTCGCAACCGGCGAGACCGTCACCTGCAAGGAGATCACCTACAGTCTCGACCAGCTGCGCCACCCAAACGCATCCGTCAAATACAACGGCAGAATGTCGTCAAAGCAGATTATCTGCCTCTACGAAGGCGCACTCCCCACAGAACCTCCCGCTGAGGAGGAGAGCGAGTCCGACATCGCCCTACGCGCCTACAAGCGCCTCCCCCTCCAATGGCCAGGCGGCGACACTCCCACCCATGCCCGCATTGCCCTACTGAACCGCAGCGCAGCCCAATACGCCGCCGTCGTGTGCGCTAACGGCAAGGAGTTCCCCGTGAACCTCCTGACCGTCGATCAGACGCTCGAGGGTAGGGTCATTGACCGCAACCCCTTCGTGTACGACCCCCACAATGAAGCGCAGCCCGCCTACGTCGTCACCGACTTCTCTGGCAACCCCCAGATCGGAGGCGGCGAGTGGGAGTTCTCCAAGATCAGCGCCAAGACCGGGCGCGTGGACCTGTCCCGCACCTACAAGGTCACCGGCAACCTGGAAGAAAACACCCTCGACGAGCTGTTCAACAAGGCCGTCCAGGGTGGAGCTCACAAGCCAGACGCATACTACGGGCGCAAACCCGCGTGGCTGGCAGACCTCATCCGCGACGTGAGCACTGGTCCGTGGACGCTCGGCGATGTTGAGTACTGGTCGAAGCGCTGCGACGTGCCCTTCGACTACGAGACGCAGATGCCCGACACCCCGGCGGGCCTACAAGAAGCGTTCGAGCAGAGCGCCCTCAAGTACGCCGACGCGATGGACACCAACCTCGTTGCGTTCCCGAAGGGCACCCCCGTCAAGAAGCGCCTCGACGCGATTCAGCGCCGCTGGCTCCTCGGCCTCGCTGGCCGTCCAGTCGTGCCCGACGAGATCGAACTGTCTCCCATCGCGGACGGAAAGCTCATTGAGGCATACCTGAAGCCCTGGGACCGCTCCCTCGTCATCCCCATGGGGGATGCGCTCGACAAGCTCGTCTACCGTGCCCTAGCGGCAGCAGTCTACGACTACGCGGACAACCGCAACGCTCCGCTGACGAACCTGCGTCTCACCGCAAAGGATAGCGAGGTCATCATGTGTGCTGCGTTCTCCCCCGCGTGGTCAGCAAGTAAGCGCCTCAACAACCGACAGGCCGTCATCAAGTTGAGCGACTGGATCGCGAAGCACTGACCCAAACGAGCCTCGGCCACGACACAAAAACCGTGGCCGAGGCTCACCACATCCCCAGCCAGGAAGGCCCCATAATGAACGAACAGTCAGCTCTCTACGCGACGATCAGCCGCGACGCTCGCACCGGACTCATCAGCGTTGACTACATGACCGTCAACGACGGCGAGTTCACATTCCTCGCACTTCAACACGCCCTCCAACGCGCAGACAAAGACGGCTACAGCCGCAGCGACTTCCTGAAAGTCCTCAAGAAAACCATTCACGACATGGGTACAGTCGAATCGTTCGCCCTGATCGACTCGAACGGCGACTACGGCTTCGACGGCAGCGCACCCCTCAAGGGCTACTCTGTCATCCCCTACTACACGGAAGAAGTAGGAGGCTCCGAGCCTAGCTACGTCGGCCTAAGCAACAGGAGTGTCGTTGAGCGCAGCTGCGAGGCGCGCGCGTTTGCTCGCCGTGAAGCAGCCGAGGCGTTCGTCAAGACCCACCCCAGCGTCCAGGAGGGCGTGTCCTTCCTGTGGGATCTGGACAGCGATCAGTTCACGTTCTTCGCTCATGAGGGATCCAGTCTCGAGGCCTACGACTTCGCAGACGACGAGATCAAGACGTGCCGGGAGGTCGCCTACAGCATCGACCAGGTGCGCCGAGCCGCAGGTGAAGTCATGTACGAGAGCGACGGAGAAGAGGACACCATCATTCCCCTGTACGACGGGCCCCTTGCTGAGGAAGACGACGAGCTCACGGACCATGAGCGCTGCGTCAAAGCGCACTCGCGACTCCCCATCCTCTTCCCCGACAACGCCAACCACGAGATCAAGCAAGTCACCATCGAACTCCACAACCGAGTGCCCTCCCAGTACTTCGCGCTCGCAACGTTCGACAACGAGTACGAAGGTAGGCGCTCATGCCCGACGAACCTCCTGCGTATCGACCCCAGGCTCCTCAACGCTGACATCTCCCATAACCCGTTCGTCTACACGTCACCGACATCAGAACAGGCCAGCTACCCCGCCTATGTCATCACAGGCTTCAAGGGCACCCTGTCCACATGGAGCGGTGACTGGCAGTTCTCCAAAGTCAGCACCACTACCGGGCGCGTAGACCTGAACCGCACCTACAAGACGACCGGCTCTCTCGACGAGAACACACTCGACGACCTGTTCAACCAGGCCCTCCAAAACGGCGCACAGGAACCCACCCCACTGGAACACCCCACCCCCGAATGGGCCGAAGAGTTCATCACGGCGATCAGCACGGACCCCTGGACCGTCGCAGACGTAGAACAGTGGTCCCACATCTGTAGAGTCGCAGGCGGTTACCCCTTCCCCGACCTTGAACTCGACAAGCAGCAGGCACAGAAGGCCTTCGAGGAGAGCGCATCCAAGTACGGGGCCGTCCTAGACACGAACATCGTCCCCTTCCCCAAGGAGAAGGAACTCGAGTCTCGCCTGCGATACATCCAGAAGCACTGGCCAACAACCGATGCCAGCGAAGAACAGCAGCAGATCCACCCGTCAGAGATCGAGATTGCCCGCATCTGCGACGGCACCCTCGTCGCCGCCTACGTCAAGCCCTGGAAGCGCACCATCGTCGTCCCCATGTGCGACGCTCTCGATAAGATCGTCTACCGAGCGATGAGCACCGTCGAAGCAGCTGGCCTCAACGCGCCGACAAGCTCGACGGTACTGCGCGTGACTTCCCCGAAGAACACAGAAAGCGTCATCTGCTCCGTATTCTCACCCGCATGGGCCCGCGCCCTCACCCCCGAAGGGGCTACAGCAAAGGCCCCCACCCTCGAGCAGTGGATGCAGTACTGCTGACCACTCGCGCCCCGGTTGCCTCACACTCATCGTAGGGTGGCCGGGGCGCTCGCGTAAGCGTCACCGCATCAACGAGAGCAATGCTCTCCCCATAAAGCCAACGCCCCACAACCACTGGGGAACCACGGAAGGAACAAGCAAATGGCATCCCTGCCCCCAATCAAGTGGCCCACAGGCCGCACCCCCTCCAAGGTTGAGATCTTCGCTCACCAACACAAGGGCGGTCGCGTCGCCCTCCACGTCGTTGAACTCGACACTCGCCTCATCTACCCGGCGTTCCTCCTGGAGGACATGACCGGCCACTGGAGCAGCACTGAGGGCTGGCGGTCCAACCCATTCCTGTGGGTCAAAGGCAACGAGGGCGACACGCGCATCCTCCACTTCAAGGGCAACCCCTCCACATGGGAGGGCGTGTGGCAGACGCAGAACAAGGTCCGCGACGTGAAAGCAGTCCCCGCCTTCGCCAACACGTACAACGACGGTGTTGACCGCAAGAGCGACGAGCTCATCAACAGCTTCACCTACGAGCAAGCCAGCGAAGACCACGGGCCCCTCGAGGACACTAAGACCGCCGACACTCTCCGCATCCCCCAATCGTTCTACACGACGTGGAGCAAGACGCGCGCCGACTACCTCGCCGAGTACGACAAGTACGTCGGCATGACCCCCGAGCCCGGCGGCAACGTCACGGTCGCCCACAAGGAGTTCTGGACGAAACTCTGCCAGAAACAGAAGGGCGGCGAGGCTATCCTCCCGTACACGCCAGTCGCCTCTCTGTCTGACGAGCGATACCTCCTGCTCCGCGACACGCCACTCGCAGACAAGAACGATCTGGAAGGCCTTGTCCCCTTCAAGAAAGGCACCCCCGAGGAAAAGCGGGCAACGTACATTGCGAAGAAATGGGGAGTCGCGGACCCCCGCACAGGCAACCTCATTGGCTTCGACCAGATCCGCGTCGAAACCAGCTTCACCGGCAAGACCGCAACCGTCTACGTCGCCCCCTTCAACATGACGTTCCTCATGCCGAACATGCCGGCCCTCGACAAGGAGATCTACCGGAACCTCGGCAAGATCATCGAGCTCGTCAAGGCCTACGACCCAGCCCTCGACGTGACCTACCCGCAAGGCGCATACACGTCCCCGACGAGCTTCCCCCTACAGCGCGTCACCAGCCCCCACTGGATCGTGCTCTCACGGAACTTCAACGCCCTGACTGCACCAGACCCCACCGCCCGCAGGTCACGGACAATGACCCTCAGCGAATGGGCGCACGCCAACTAACCCCCTAACGCGGAGGGGCAGGAACACTCACACCCTGCCCCTCCGCTTCACCATCTCGAAAGGACCACGACAGGAACACCCGCCATGCTGACCAGCCCCTACCAGCAAACCAGCAACCAGCCCATCTCCGTGTACGGGCAACCCCTCGGAATGCCAGATTTCAACGGTGAGGACTACGACAAGAAACAGAAGCGCGCCTACACAGCGTTCCTGCGGTCCCGACCCGCCAACTACCTCCCCACCCTCGAAGCGCTACGCCCTCAAGGATGGGACATCCCCCGACTGTTCGAGACCGACCGCTTCATCGTCACCGAGCCCTGGGACGCATCCCTCCCCGACGTTGCAGCCCCCCTGAAAGGCACCATCGCCTTCCGCTACGACAAGCCCCTCGAGGTCACGACCTACGACGAGTACTACCAGAAGACCGGCACACAGCCCGTCACCTGTCCCTCTGGCAGTATCCCCATCGCCTCGCAAGTCAACCTCCGGCTCTCCCCAGAGCAGGCAAACAACATGCCTGACGGCTTCAAGTACGCCCAACGCGCCCCACGGTCAGACGAATACCCTGACGGCGCGTTCCTGTACTGCGTCCCTAAGACGTTCCTCGACAAGATCGTCCCCTACACGCTGATGCTATCCCGCAAACCCCTCGCGCGAACCGTCGAACGCTACATGTTCCCCCTGTGCGCCTACAACACGTCCCTGTACCTGTCCGTCGTCCGCGAGTCCCCCTTCACCACCCGCTACCGGGACACTGCCCCCATTGCCCTGTGGGCCCAGTACAACAGCAACTTCGACAGGGCCATCACCAACCTCATCGACATGTGGGGCAACCAAGGATGGGTACCCATGCGAGGCCAATACGCGCTCAGCACCGGCGAAGACCTCGCCTACAAGCATGACCTCTACGACGACAAACTCCCAGCCCCGCCAATCAACTAACAGCAAAGGATCAAAACTGTGGCCACACAACGCAGACACCACGCGACGATCTCCGGCGAAGACCTCTACCGTCGCGTCATCGAAACAGCCCAAAGCGGGAAACGCCTCCCCGCAGGAGCGCTCCTCGATGCCGACAACTACAGCGACTTCATCCGCGCCATGACCAACGCCAGGGGCGTGGACGACAACACGGCGGCAGCGCTGCTCCACTACCTGGGACTGGCACACTCTGCCCAGCTCATGCCCGTCCAAGACGAAGACCGCTTCCGCCGACTTTTCAACACGCCTACACGCCCACGCCCGTTCAATAATCCCACCGAGACCGACGCGAAGATCCTCAGCGGCCCACACGGCCCCTTCCTCTACCGGCAGCTCATCCGCCACTCAAATGAGAAAACAGCCGCCAACTTCCTGCGAGACCTGTGCGCCAAGTACCCGAAGACGATGGAAGGTTCGCCACTCTACATTCAGGCTTTCAACATGCCAAAGAACGAGATCGAACTGGCCGACAAGATTGACGGGCCCAAAGTACGCAAATGGACCCAAGACCTCATCCAAGACATCACCGCAACAGGCGAAACGATCATTCAGACTATGCGGAAGATCAAGGACGGCTTATCTGACCCCAGCATCACCGACGACGACAGGGCGGATCTCGCAGGCGCAATTGCTGGTGCAGTGGTGAGATCTGACGGTCCCACCCACGTCTACAAGTGCCTACACCACTGCGGCCTGCTCGACCTGTGCCTCCGCCACTTCGGCCACCTACTACCCCGCGACTGGCTCAACACCCCCATCAGCATCTCAATGCGCAACACCTACCCTTGCGAGTGGAGAGTCTGGGCAGGGTTCGCTCCCGTCGCCAGCCTCTACCTCGCCGAAGACGAAACCGCCGAGCCCAGCATCAACGAAGGCCGCTACGCGCACACCTTCTTCACCGCATACAACGCTGCCCTCGCCGCCGCAAGCTCAACCCCCCTCATCAAAAAGCGATGGAACTACCTAGCGCTAAACAAAGCGCCAGAACAGCTCATTGATATGTGGATCAAATGCGTCACCGGACGCATTGATGAGTGCTACGACTACTTCGACGAGCACTGCGTCGGCGAGCCGGACGGACTCTGGGACGAAAGCATCGACCCCACATGGGATGTGCATTACGCCCTCATGTACGCAATGTGCAGCCACGTTGTTCCACCTGGCCTCTACAAGCGCATCAAGTACAACGGCACACTGATGGCATTCCTGTTCCGCTACGAAGCCGTGTCCGTCGAAGGACTACATACCAAAGACCGTTCCCGTCGAACAACCGTAGCCGAGATGGTGAAAGCCGAAGGCCTCATCAGCGCAACCAATCGCCTCTACGTCGAAGAGGTCGCATACATCAACGACGAAGCGCGCCGCACGCACCCCCAGAAGTAACCACCAGGGGAGGCCCTGCCAGTTCACGCCGGCGGGGCCTTACCTGTCTCGAAAGGACAACCTATGACCAGCCAGAACTGGACCCTCACTCCCAGCGGCTACTGCTACCCCGATGATGCTCCCGCAGAAGGGTTCCAGCTCCCCCTCAAAAGCGCACCACCTTCGCCTGTGCCTGTTCGTGTCGTGAGCTTCCTGAGCGCCCTCACTCAACAGGAGGTGAGCGTCTGGGACTCCCAAACCCCCGACACTGCGCAGCTCGTGTCGAAGCTCGACGAAACACGCATCTCCCAAGCGTTCCTGACCGCCGTCACCAGCACAGGACAGTGGGGGTGGCTGCACGTCCCCGTCGATCACGAGTCAGGGCGGGTTGGCTTCAACACGATCTGGGTTCTCCCCGTGGGTGGGGAACAAGCGTGAGAGGTGTTGCAGGTGTCCTACAAGGAACAGCAGATGTGCGTGGCCGCGGCTTCTACCTGGTCGATGAGGTGAGCGGGCGAACCGTGCAGGTGTGGGTGCGTGAGCAGGCGGTGCCGCTGATGCGTCGGATGCTCGGTGTGAGAGTGCTGGTTGTTGGACGTATGGATGATGCGGGGAGGGCGGTGTTCGCTGAGGATGTGCGTCCGTGTCCGATCTTCACCCCATCCAATATGTGACCCATCTAACCAACATTGTGAATATTGGGACTTGCGCATCCAAAGTGGACGACATATGCTATGAACCATCCCAAATAGGGATACTACTTCACTCGACAATCCAACCAATCAATCCAGAAGGAACAATCATGAACACCAAGAAGATCATCGCAGCGCTCGTCGCATTCACTGCCGCCGCCACCCTCGGCGCGTGCACCAACCCTGGCAAGGAGATCGCTCCCTCCAAGGACAAGACTCCCGCCCCCAATGCGCAGCCGACTAACCCGGCCCCCGCGCCGACCACTCCCGCGCCTGCACCCACAACTCCGGCCCCCAGCACTCCGGCCCCCACCAACCCCACATCTCCGCGAGTGCCCGTCTCTCCCGCGCCGACCACCCCGCAGCTCGGCCAGGGCAGCGGCTTCTATGGCTACACCAGCACCGCCTCGCAGCCCACTTTCTCGGATGGTGGCTACGACTACACCACCCCGGCGGACAACACGGTCTCGGCTGATACCAGCCATGCCGCCGCCCAGGCGCGCTTCGCCGCCGCCCAGGCCGCACTCCTGGACGCGAACAACGTACTGACCGACGCGCAGAACAAGCTCTCCGCAGCTCAGGACGCGGAAACCGCCGCTCAGGATGCGCTCGCGGACGCGAAGGTCAAGGAGTCCGACGCGAAGGCTGCGCTCGATGCTGCCATGCAGGCTAACCCCGCTGGGTCCGTGGCCTACATGAAGGCCAAGAACGACCTCAACGATGCGAAGGCTGCAACCGCCACCGCTCAGAAGAACCTCGACCAGGCGAACGCCGAGCTGGCTAACGCTCGCACCCAGGCCGACAAGGCCAAGAGCGAAGCCGACACCGCTCACTCCGAGCTCGACAAGGCGAACACCGCCCTCAAGGATGCGCAGGACCGCCTCGCCGCCGTCATGGCTGACCAGGCCACTCGAGCGCACGCCGCCGTCGATGCGGAAGCTGCACTGGACTCCGCGAAGGACGCGAACGCTGACGCTCAGGCCAAGAAGGCTGAGGCGAAGGCCGCTCTCGAAGCATCTACCGCCTCCCTGAACGAGGCTCAGGCGAACCTCGATGCGGCCAAGCGCGCCGCCGAAGCCGGTGGCATCAACTGGGATGCGCTGACCGTCGCTCAGAAGCAGGATCTCGTTCGCGCGTTCCTCCTCCAGATGATGAACGACTACCGTTCTCAGTACCGTCTGCCCGCGGCCCCCATCGGAGTTGACGTGCAGGCATTCGCTCAGGCGCACGCCGACACCAACCCCGGCTACATGGTTGGTCCCAACATGGCCGACTGGGATAAGGCGAGCGCCGACGGTCTCACCAACCGCCCCTACGGCTCCCTGTCCACTGGCACCAGCTGGGAGGGTCGTAACCCCCTCGAGGCCGCTCAGGCCGCATTCGAGAAGTTCCGTAACAACCGCTACGGCGATGCGACCATGCTGAATGAGCGCATCAACGCCTTCGGTATCGGCGTGAGCGAGGACGGCCACATCGCCGTCGTCGGCTTCGTCGCCGATGAGAACACCAAGGGAGCCTACACCTACGCGCCGACCGGCGTAGACGTGTGGGGCGGCAAGGAGATCCCACAGGCCACGAACCCGACCTACTCTCCTTCCCACTCCTACCCCGGCTTCGAGGGCGACGTTGAGACGAAGGAGGCCCCCAAGGTCACCAAGGCCGACGGAGCTAACCTCGCGCAGCTCGAGCGCACCCTGAACGATGCTCAGGCCACCGTTACCCGCGACAAGGAGACGGCGGAGAAGGCCACTGCTGCCGCCGACAAGGCTCAGGCTGACCTCGAGGCCGCTCAGGCCACGCGCGACCAGGCCGTCGCAGACCGAGACAACGCTGATCCCGCCGCCGCACGTCAGGCCGTGACCGAAGCGTCCGACGCTCAGGCCAAGGCGCAGGAAAAGGCCACCCAGGCCGACGAGTTCGCCCGCGAACAGGCCGAGCAGGTCGCACCCGCCCAGCAGAACGTCGAACAGGCCACCCAGGCCGTAAATGAGGCCGTCAAGGCCCAGGAAGTCGCCCAGGAAGCCTACGATACCGCCGCCAGCGATGCTGCGGACATCGTAGCCGCCGACAAGGCCCTCACCGATGCCCACAAGGGCACTGAGGACGCGCTCGCGGGCGTGGCTGACGCAGTTGCCAACCGCGTCGAAGCTGAGGATGCCGTCGCCTCCGCTCAGGAGAACGTGGCATCTGCTCAGGCCGACGTGGACGCAGCCGTGTCCGAGCTCGGCAACTGA